GGCGTCATCGGCGGAGTCGAGTACCGCAGCGACATCTTCGCCCCGAGGGCTGTCGAGAGCATCACTTTCAAGAACCCGAAGAGAGACATTAAGGGGCTGCGTTGGCTGATTCGCAGGGTTCTCCAGCAGGAGTTCACGCGCACCGACAATCCTGACGGGTCCGTGGTGTTCACTCGCAAAGCCCCGGAGACGCCTGCTGCGACACCCACCACTCCCACCACGGAGACTACAAGTGAACCCGTATCAACCAGTGCTGAGCAAGTTGTCTCTGGAGCAGTTGCAGGAAGCCCTGATCTGTCTGTACAGCGAGATGCCGCCGAAGGACTCGGTGCTGCGGAACCTTCAGTCGGAGGAGTGGGGGGTACTGCACCTGCTGCTGAACGGGCTGCTGAACGAGAAGGACGCGGCGAGCCTGCACTGACGGAAGCACCCACCGCTGTCGAGCCTGCCCAAGAAGCCCCGACCCAGACCCTATCTGAGTCCGAGCAGAGCCTCGTCCACGATCGGCTTAGCGAGACCCAAAAAGGTGTTATCGCCAAGGAGTTCGGGCAGGACTCGTACAACGACGCTGCCAAGAAAGGTTTCCTTGAAGAAGTCATCAAGGGTGTCAACCAAGGCATCACGTCTGTTCGTGCCCGCCTGCGTGGCATCGTCCGTGCGATCATAGTTGGACTGCTCTCGACGGGTGCGGTGTTCAACAACTCCGCGTTCATGAACTTGAACGCGAAGCCCACGTTCGTGACTACGAAGTCCACGGTGACTACGGTTGAGGCCGACAAACCCGCCCCCCCGGCTGAAGCGGCAGAGGCCATGTCCCCCGCTGCCCGCGCTACGTATGAGCGGTTCATGTTGGACAACAAGGGTATTCCGTTCATCATCGCAGACAAGCCTACGGGGCAGATCTTCCTCTTCAAAGCGGACGGGGAGTTGATCAAGTTCTTCCCCGCGCTATACGGCAAGGCTGCGGGGGATGTGCTGTCGCACCCGATAGGCCAGCAGATGACCGGGCAGGAGATCGATCAGACTCTCGACAACGAGAAGATCACTCCCGCTGGTGACTACACCGCTGTACTAAGGCCAGAGAAGAACTTCGGGCTTGCACTGTTTTTTCAAGACGCGCAGGGCAACCGAGGTTCGATGGCGATCCATCAGGTATATACAGGGGACATCAAGGAGCGCCGTCTTGAGCGGCTGGCTTCTGCTGACGCGACGGACAACAAGGTCTCATATGGCTGCATCAACGTCGGCGTCGATAACTGGAACAATTACATCGTACCGAATTACAGTGGGGGTGCCCGCGTAGGCGTGGTTCCGGACGAGGTGGGTGCGCTCGATAAGTTCATCCCGCCCCCGCAGATGACGGTCAAGTACACCGCACCTGAAGCGAGCGTTACGCAAAAAGTAGAGGCCTCGCCTGCACCTGATGTTCCGGGCTTGCCGAGAAAAACTGAGCGCGACAGAAATGCTCCTCAAGCCCAACGCCGTCCTAGCGCTCCGACGACGGAGCAGAAGAAAGAGGTGGCCGATCGTGTTGCCAAACGTCTCGCCGCGAGGGGGACTCCGCGTGGGCGTAAAGGACCGTTTGGTAAAAGCAAGGTGGTCGTCAGCCCGCGCTTTAGTCCCCGTGTTGACGGGTTCATCAAGTCCATCGTCAGTCAGATCGGGCTTGGGAACACCAACATCATCGTGCTTGACAAAGTCGAGTTGGCCACCCCGGAGGCGTTGACCGCTACCGCAGACAAGTACGGCTTGTATGACGGATTCAGTGTCGAAGGGCTGGTGACGGACGCGACAAGCCCGAATACGTTTGGCGCTGTTATGCCCCTTCCTAACGGGCAGGGCTACGCCTTGTTCGTGGATTCAAACACGGAAATAAATGTTTTGCTCGAAAACATCGGGCATGAACTTGGGCATATCGTCGAATACGAAGCGCTCAGCAACGCGGACGAGAAGACGCGGAACGCCATCTTCAATGACTATCTGGCATGGCTTTCCGAGAACGAGGGTGAGACCACCGCCAAGTTGATCCGCAAAGTACGTGCATGGGCAACGGCGGAAGCCGATTTGTCGGACCTGTCCGAAGACATGGTGCTTAGCGAGAAAGACCAAGAGTACTTCAAGTCGTTTGCGGAGTGGTTCGCGGACAACGTAGCCAAGTGGATGACGACCAGCGAGAAGCCGCTGTCTGTCGTAGAGAAGTTCTTCTCAACTCTCGCTGCCAAACTGAAGCGGATTGCAGCCTACCTCACGGGCAAACGCCCCGAGTTCCTGCCTTCACAGGCGGTCAAGGACTTCCTCGATGGACTAGGCACGCCTAACGATACTATGGCGGCTTCCATGATCAAGGAGGCTATGGGGTTCAAGGGTCCGCGTCCTATTTTCCCGAGCATCGAAGGGTTGAAGAACTTCTGGGATTGGTTCAGTGGGTCCAAGGTGGTGGACGAAGAGGGTCGCCCCATCATCATGTATCACGGCTCCCCGAAAGTGTTTTCGGTGTTCCGGCCCGGTGGGCGTGCAAAGGCTATTTTCTTGTCACCTGATCCGTATTTTGCTGACCGCTTTACGGTTGATGAGTACGATTACGACGTAGGCCCTATTTACGCGGTGTACGTCAACGCCAAGAACCCGTTTGACTACGAAAATCAGCAGCATATTGCAGCACTTGAGGCCGCTCTTGCTGAAGAGTTTGACAAATCAGGGGGGAATGTCAGGGCCACCGGAGACTTTCTTAACTGGGACGAGATGGTTTCGGCTATTAAAGACGGGGATTGGCGCACTATCGAGAACCCGACAGTGCAAAAGGCGATCAAAAAGATCGGCCATGACGGCTTTTATGTGCTGGAAAGCATGTTTTCACCCCAATTAGGGGATCGCGTCGAGGCTAAAAACCTCGCTGTCTATGAGCCTAATCAGGTCAAGTCTGCCATCGGTAACAGCGGCAAGTTCAGCCCCAAAGCCAATGACATAAGGCAGTCTCGCCGTGCGGGCCGTGCGGCGCTCAACAACGTCGGCGCTGCCATCAACAGTCAGCCTAGGTTCAACAACAAGACCTATATCGCTGTACGCGCTGCGTTGGACTCGACCCGTATCACGGACGCCATGCGGTCGGCGTTGTACATGTTCACCTCGCTCCCCCAGCACGTGCAGATGTTCGCCAAGGAACTGCCCACCCTGAAGGGCCTGCTCAACGTGCTGAACGTCCGTGCCAGCGCCTTGAAGGACAGGAAGGAGGGCCTCGATCGCAACATCCGCAAGTGGAACGACGTCATCAAGAAGCACATCAAGCACAAAGATGATTTCTACGAGATCGCCCATGAATCGACGCGCTTGCAGGTCGAGTTCAACAACCAGAAGTTCGCTAGTCACCCCTTGACTCAGCGGTTCAACCGCCTGCCTACTGATCTCCAGAAGATGTACTGGGAGATGCTGGCGAGTTACAAGGGGATGGCCGATGAATACTTGACGCTCATCTCCAAAAACTTGTCCCCGCGTGAGGCCAACCGCTTGCAGCGTGAGATGGCGAAGAAGCGCCTGCGGGTCTACCTGCCGCTCTACCGTGAGGGGGATTACTGGCTTCGGTATCAGGACGCCAACAACGAGACTGTGGTGCAGTCGTTCAAGTCCAACTACGAGCGTGAACTCGCTTGGAAGGAAGCGGTAGCCAATGGGGCGATGCGCGGTAGCGAGCAGATGTTCGCCCGCGTCGAGGACTTCTTCCAGAACAACGGGCCGGGCACGTTCTTCAACCGTGTGCTTGATGACCTCAAGAGCCGCAACGCCCCTGAAGCAGTCAAGCGGGCGCTGTATGAGATGTACCTTGATCAGATCCCGGCTTCGTCTGTGCGGCAGTTGTACCGCAAGCGTGACGGCTATAAGGGCTACGAGTCTGACTTGATGAACGTGTACGCGACTGTCGCCAGCCGTATGGCGAACCAACTTACGAGTCTGGAGTACGTGCCGGAAATCGACAAGGCGTTCGATGAGGTCAAGCAAGAAGCAAAAGTCTACGCTGGTTCAGGCGCTAGCAAAAACCGTTCAGTGCCGATCCTTATCAACAACCTTGAGAAGCAGATCGAGTACCTGCGCGATCCCGGTAACGGTACGCTTGTCAACGCGCTGTCGTCTTTCAGTTACTACTGGTACATCATAGGCAACATCTCGACTGCCGTGATCAATACGACCCAGTTGCCTATGGTCGTGTACCCGATGCTGGTCGGGCGATACGGTGCGAACGCAGCAAGCGCAGCGATGACTGACGCCACCAAGCAGTACTTCAAGGGCGGTTTCGACAACGACAACATTCCGGGCGGGGTCAAGAAGTTCCCGGCGGATTTCAGTTTCGGTATTGGATTGCCGCCCAATTCGCCGCTGGGTCGGCTGTACAAGGCTGCTGTGAGGCAGAGTGCTATCCGGCGCTCGACCGGGTACGACCTTGTGGAAGGCAGGAAGAAGAACTATGGGATGGGGGATTATGTCGGCCTGATGGCCAAGACGGAACAGATCCTCGGATGGGTGTTCCAGAACTCAGAACGGTTCAATAGGGAAGTGACGCTGATCGCTGCGTTCAATCTGGAGATGAAGAAGAACGGAGGAAACGTAGACAAAGCGATCTCAGACGCGATAGAACTTGTGACGATGTCTCATGGTACGGTCTTGACTGAGACCTCGCCGCGTGTGTTCCAGACAGGGTTCTTCAAGGTCGCGTTCACCTTCAAGAACTTCGCTCAGACACAGATCTACCTGCTGTCCAAGTTGTTGCGAGAGGCAGTCAGGGGAGAGACTCCCGAAGTGAAGAAACTCGCTGCCAAGCAACTCATCGGCATCTCGGCTATGTCGTTCGTGTTCGCCGGGCTGCATGGTATGCCGTTTTACAGCGCGGCTACGTTGCTTGCTGACGTCTTGTCCGACATGTTTGGTGACGACGATGACCCGTTGAAGTCGAATGAAGTCGTACGACAGTCTGTCGGGGCTTTGGCTCATAAGGGCGTGATCAATGAACTTTTTATGGCAGATTTGGCGTCCCGTACCGGGTTCAACGGGCTGCTTTGGAGGGACGACGACAAGCGTCTAGAGGAAGTAGGTCCGGTATTGTTTGCGGCAGAGCAGATCTTTGGGCCTGCTTACGCTGCTGGTATGGGGTTCTTTCGTGCGGCAAAAGACCTCGACGAAGGACATGTTGACCGGGCACTGGAAGCGGCGACTCCTGCGGCTATCCGCAACGGTCTTAAAGCGTACCGCTTCACCGTGGACGGTGCTAAGAGCCGAAGCGGTGAGTTGATCTTCGATGACTTCAACAAGTATGAACTCTTCATGCAGACATTGGGGTTCACCCCGGTCGAAGTGGCGCGGCGCTCCGAGTCGGCAGGGGCGCTTGCCGGTCGCATGAACAATCTCACCAAGCGCAAGACCGCGCTCCTCGACAGGCTCTATCTGGCACGTATCAACGGGGATAGGGAGGGTACGAGAGAGGCAGTTGAAGCCATCAGAAAGTTCAACCAGAACGAGTTTGTCCGAAAGACCCGTAACGTCATCAGCAGTCAAGACATGCAAGAGTCGTTCACCAGACGGCGGAACAACACCCGCAACTCGATTTATGGCATCAACGTGCCCGAGAGGTCCCGTCGTGCGCTGGAGGCTGACTACAAAATCGAAGATGACGAAGAGTGATCAGCGGATGCGCCAGACCCGTACGCCTATGTGGCCTTCCTTGGCCGAGGCATAGGCTTTGACTTTGATCTGAGATACTTTTGCACGACAGTCAACCGCGTAAAGCATCTCAGCGATCTTGAGTGTGGGGACGAAGAAACTGTCCCCAACGTCCATCCCCTCAAAGGGGAAGACCCACTCAGGCTCCATCAGTCTTGTTGTCATCTAGCAACTCTTTAGGGACTTCGTACTGAAATGCGTAGACGTGGATAGGAGGCGTGGTCATACCCGCCTTCCATCCGGTAGAGAGCCGCATCTTCTTCGACTCAAGGCTGACTGAAGAACGCTCCAAGGCCCGCTCAAACTCTCCTGTGCCGACGCTCTTGCTCGTCAGGAACTGCTTGAACTTGCTCTTGGCGATGTACTGGGTCGAATTGCCGATCTCCACACGGGCTACAAGTTCCCCGGTCGGCTCATTGACGAGCCTGCCTTCATCGAATATCAGGGTACCCCTGCGCCAGTGGTCGTTCAGGAACTCGCCTATGAGGCCTTCATAGTCCGTGACGCGGTTCTTCTGAGTGTTGTCCCGTACCTTGATGGTCTCCAGAATGACCCGGTCGAAGATCCGATCGACATCGAAACTGATGATGCCGAACTCATTGGCGATCTCGGCCCCTGCGAAGATGGCACTAAACGCAGTCTCGTAGAACCGGAACGCAGCGTTGCTTCCCAACTTGGTAGCAGTCACCCGCTTGCTCCACTTGGCGATACGCGCCCTGATCTCAGTGTCCCCGAGGGCGATGACCCTGCCTATGAAGTCCGGCCCTGCGTGGCCGTGGTTGGCGTGCAGGGGGTCGAAGATCCGCTTGCCCATCTCCATCGTGAGCGAGGGGGGCTGCATCAGGACGTACTCCAACAAGCGCATGATCTCGCCACTTGCGTTGGCCTTCTTGACGAAGATCATGTCATATAGAGAGACATTAGATGACATCAGGCAGAGCATGGACGCGATCTCCTGCTGCTCACGCTCCGCGTTGACGGAACTCTGCATGCGCATCTTGCCCTTGCCTTGAGAGATGAGGTGGATCAGTTTCGATATCTGCTCAGGCGGCTTCTCCTGCACCTCGTCCATGCCCATGAGGATGTTCTTGAGGGACATGGCGCGGCTGTTGAAGGCGTTGTCGGTCGAGTCATACACGCTGAGCGGCTTCGGTGCGCCCCATACGGACAGCCCGGCGTAGAGCGATCCAGACTTGGCTGCGCCTGATGGCCCGGTGAAACAGAACGTCATGCCGTTCGTGGACGTGTAGCGCATAAGGGGTGAGCCGAACGACACGAACAAGCCAAACGCCTGCATCTCCAACTCGGGATGGTTCAGTTGGTTCACGCAGTCCTTCCAGACTTGGTAGTCACCCTTCGGCGTCATGAGCCTAGACACGCTGCGTATCAGGGGACTAGATGCTGCCTTGCGCGAATTGTCCACGCCGATGATCTCGTTCTCACCGATGAGGAAGGTGTTGTCGTCCGTCCACCCCATCTGGTGGCAGATCTTGTCTGCGGCGTTCTGGCTCTGTAGGTAATGAAGCCATTTAGTCATGTATTCCACCAGTTTAGGCCACAAGGTTTGACTAGGCGGGGCGACCCCCGCCTTGCCGATGATCTCTTTCATGCTGTCAACGGACTGCGCGTCACCAGTAGAGATGTACTTCTCTCGGACCTCATGCGGCAGTTTCACGCGAACAAGAAGGATCTCGCCATCCGACTCGCCGTACATGCGCTTGACCGGATAGAACTCATTCTGCGATATGAGTATCGGCTCAGAAGCGGTCTTTTCCCCGTCGTCGCCTATTTCCGCTGGCGGGACGTAGTAGATGCCCCCGTTGCGCCCTCGGACGAAGGGGTAGACGGCTTTTGGGAAAGTTGGAACTTCTTCGGGATTCGACGCGATCCGAACTGCGTCCTCTTCACTAATCTCCTCGGAGGGGGCGGCGACGAATCGTCGTCCAATGGCAAGGGGGTTGGTGATACGTCCTTTGAGCGGGCATCCATCACACCCACCGGGGTTTCTCTGTTCAAAAGTCGCGCAACTATGCGGCTTGCCAAAAGTTTCATTAGCCTTCCTTATGGTGGCTTCACGGTTGTATCCAGCGTAGTCCTCAGACAGGAGATGGATAGACGTCTCCCAGTCCGTACAGTGTCGAGCGATCGACAATGCAGAATGCCATACCGGCTCAGACAGAGTCTGGGCATTTACGATCGCGTTCTTGATCTGGTTGCAGCCCTGTCCTTCAAGGCTCTTCTCAGCGATGTCTTGGAACGTAGTCTCAAAATTGTCCAACTTGGCGATCTTGAGTGTGTCTTCGTCAAGACCTTTCGGGATGAGGTCAAGAATAGACCCGATCGAGTACTCGACTTCTCCCAAGAACGCTTTGAAGACATCGAAATCGTACTGATGGAACTCGTCTGTGAGCAACACCGCAGGGTTCGGCGGATCGGTCTTCAGATTCAGGGTGTCCGGGCAGCGCATGATACGCGCTGCATCGGCGGTGACCACCGGGTCGATCTTTATGTGGTCGATGCACAGTTGCTTGAACTTGTCCGCGTACGGCTTCCACTCTGAGATCGGTACATCGCGGTCAAACGGCCAGTAAGCATGCACCCCACCACCAGAGTCCACCAGTACGGGTGGGGGGAGGTCGTTCTGCTCCACGAACGCCCGCAGGTCTGCAAGCGCCGCTTCCTTGCTCTCATACTTCTTGGGGTTGCCTGCTCCCACGTCCATATCGATGAAGAATGAACGGCAGTAAAGCGCGTTGTCAGCCCTACGGCTGTAGCCATCGAATGTACTTAGAGCGACGAACACGTTCTGCCCGCTCTGCTGGATGTCTGTGATGTTCTGTTCAAGGTCGCTTAGCGTGTCGGCAAAATGATGGTGTGTACGCCCATCACGCTCGATGCCCACCGCACAATACACGCCCTGCGAAGGTAGTACATTCTCGTAAAATTGTTTTCGCATGGATATGCCCTACTGAAAGAAAACGCGGGGCAGCGGCCACCCCGCAAACTTTTGTGACCGTCAGACCATCAACTGTTCCCGATCATGCCCTCCAAGAATGTCTTAGCCTCTTTGACATTCTTCGCAGGGAGCAGTCCGTTCTGCATGCCCTGCTCTACAAGGTACATGAAAGACTCTACAGTTTTATGCTTGCTCTCCCGCATGGGCTGTCCTCGGAACCATAAGTGGATCGTAGTACGACCAACACCAAGGGCCTTGGATACGTAGGAAGCGGGGAGATTGGCCTCGACACACAAGCGCCCAAGCCGCACTCCCAACAGCGAGCCGTCAGCCTGCTGAAGTCCTATCAGCAATCTGTCGCCGTACGTACGCGGCACGGCTTAACCCTTCTTCGACCACTTCTTGATGACATCGCTGACATCGGCGGCAGGGGCAGCGTCCTGCTTCTTGGTCTCCCGAACGACCGGCTCGGCAGGGGCGGCGACTTCTGTCACGCCCTCACCCTCGTCCTGCTGAAACACCGTCAACTTGACAGCGTTCTCCGCTGCCTTGCTGTTCTTCTGCTCCTGCACGGTCGCTACATCAGCCTCGGGTACCACTCCGACAGGCGAGAACAGCAACTTCGGCACGGGCGACTTGGTGTCGAATTGCATCTTGGTGATGACCCGACCCGCAGAGATGTTGTTGTTCGCCAACATCTGGATGTACGGACGGAACGGGAACTTGCCAGCCTCTTCCTTCCCGAAGCACGAAGTAGCCGGGAGGACCAACTGCATGACGTCGCCTTCCGGGTTGTTCGGAAGCACTACAGCCGTACGCCACGACAGGCGGCATGCAGACCCGGTGCCAGTAGAGTGCGACCCCTTGACCGACATGGGGCACTCCTCGCAGCGGGAGGCGACGGGGGACTTGACCTCAGCATCCGGCACCTTGCCGTCGCTAGACCAACATACCGGGGCGAGTTTCTCACCTTCCTTGTACGCACCGGTGTAGTAGGTGCGACTGGCAGTGTGTGCCATCTTGACGAAGATGACGTTCATGTGCCGGTCTTCGATCGACCCGATCTCCTTACCACCGGACATCTTGCGGAACACACCGCCCTTGATGGAGATACGCTTGGTAGCGCTTCCACCACCGGCAACAGCGCGGGTATCGTCGTCAACACCGCCCGAGATCTGGGCGAGTTCATTCTTCAAATTAGCAATGATATCGTTGCTCATAAGTCCTCACTTACTGGATTTACGTACTGAAACACCGTATTCACGCATCACGTTCACTCCGGGCGGAAGCCCATCGTTTTCGTGTTCTTTCATGAATTCTTTAAAGTTGCCTTGGTGGATACGCCGCTCCAACAGGTGCGGGGCTTCGTTACCCAAGACAAACTTGTAGAAATTTTCCCAATCTTGGCAGAAGAAACGCTCGTTCAACTTGCGCATGACTGTGCCGTGCTGCGTCTTGATACTATCAGCATTCACGGCGTTGCACATTTCGAGCATACGCGTTTCCAACTTCGCCATGTCTTCTTTCAAAGCGCTGTCTGCCAGTTCGTATTCGCGTAGCAGATTCTCGCGCCGTGAGCGTATTACTAAATACGCTTCGACCAGTTCGTCGGTATTATTCGTATTCATCACTATCCTCCAACTCCTGTTTGTACAAGTCCACCAATTTTTGGTGATGATCTACCTTGCCTTGCAGCATGGAATACATCTTCTTCTCGACTTCTGACCCTCGCAGATGCACTACAGACATCTTGTTCACTTGGCCCACTCTTTCGATGCGTGCGATACATTGCAAATACGTATCCACTGACATTACTGGAGACCAGAACACTACCGTGTCCGCAGCCGTGAGAGTGATGCCGTGCGCCGCTGACTGGGGCTGTATGACCAACACTCTAGGATCGGTGCTAGTCTGGAATCGCCCGATGATGTCGGAGCGTTGTCTTGCGGGGACGTCTCCTTTGATCGCTTCGTTCGTGATGCCGTGCTGAGTCAGGTACTCCCTGACCACGTCGATCGCGTGTAGGAAGGGGACGAATACTACCACTTTGTTGGTGGTCTCTTCAAGTGCTTCCTTCAGTGCGGCGAGGCGCGGCGATATGTCGAACTGCACTACGTTGTGCTTGTCGGTGTACACAGCGCCCGCAGATATCTGCAACAGTTTATTGAGTGATGCCGCTGCGTTCACAGCCGAAACTTGTTCGCCCGCTGCTTCTATGAGCAGTTGCTTTTTTAGTTCGTTGTAGTACTTCTTAGCCTGCGGAGTCAGCGGCACGTCACGGGTCTGGTAGATGATGTCTGGTAGATCGAGGCATTCCTTCTTCGTGTACCGTATCGCAGGTTGTAGCGCACGGAACACTTGATCCACAGCGTCATGCTTCGGCGTCCACTTGAACTTGCTGACCTGTACCATGATCCGATCGCGCCAAGCCGTGGAGTACTTCGGCACCCTCATAGGGGATACCAATTTGGCTAAGCCGAACGCATCGACTGGAGACTGTGCAGCGGGGGTGCCCGTCATCATCCAAAGCCACGTGGTGGGTTCGATCAACTTGGCCAGAGTCTTCCAGCGCTTGGTACTTGGGTTTTTATATGCGTTAGCCTCATCGATGATGATCAGATCAAACCTCTTGTACAGTTGATCGATCACACTAGGTATTCCGTCATAGTTAATGATCGTGAAGTCGTACCCCTCGTTCAGTATCTTCTTGCGCTTTTCGGCTGAGCCATGTGCGATACCGCACGTTCGGTGCATGGTGGTCTTGAATATATCAGCCTGCCATGCGGAGTACATGATGGAAAGCGGGCAGATGACCAGAACCTTCCTGATGATACCGATGTTCATCAGGTAGTCCGCAGCCCAGATCGCTGCCGACGTCTTGCCTGTCCCTGCCTCGTTGAAGCAGAACGCCCTCTGGCGGAGACTCAAGAAGTATGCGGTCTCTCGCTGATGTTCAAACGGGGTGTAGAGTCCCGGCCACTTGTAATCCCGCTGCATGGGAGAAGGCACTTTCGGGAGATTCTGGCTCGGCATGTATTCATCCAGATAACCGACGAGCGTTTTCATCTCGTCGTGGTCCCAACACACCAGCAGTTCTTTGCTGTCTGCGTTATCGGCCAGTACTTCGCTACGCTCCAGCCGTGCCGTGATCTCTGAAGCGAAAGAATTGGACGCGGTGAACTTCACCGCCAAGTCATCGACTATGTTCATACTGCACCTACTAGGTTAAGAAAGCCCCTTACGGGGGCCAGTCGGTCAAGACTCTGCCCAACGAGGTAGGGGGCGGGCCGATCTTGACAGGCACGGTTACGCGTCATGCCAACGCGAGAAGGGCAGGAGGATGGTAGCCCTTCTTATCCTTGCACACTCATGCCTTGTGCGGATTCACTTCATCGCTCCATTCGACTTGCGACGGAACGATCGGTTCTTTGATGGAGGTTCAAGCCGGGTGCCGTCACCGTTGCTGCCGCCTTTGGACAGCGCCTTGACATGGGCGATGTCCTTGCCCTTGCGGTTGATGCCCTTGGCGTCGTAACTACGTCGGGCGCGTTGACGCTCCATGCGGTTTTCGTGTTCACCACGCTCAACCTGCTGCTTGTACTCTTTCTTGTAGGGTCTAGCCTTGTTCACGTAAGGCATCTCATCTCTCCTTGTAAAAATTGCAACTACTGACTGGGCACCAACCGCACAATGGTCCGGCCTTTGCAGTCCATACGTTACTATCATATGCGATTTCAAGCCGCTTCAGATCCACCGCGAAGTGTCCCCATAGTTTGTTGGCGTCTTCTCTTTTGTACTCTTCAGGAATGAACGTGTTGTGCATCACGAACAGAAGTCCAGCCTTGATGTTCTGGACTTCCGGGAAGTGCGCGAACGTCATGATGGCCATCAACTTCAACTGCTTGGGGTCGGGGTAGCGGTTACTGCCTGTCTTATAGTCCACGATGTAGGCATCGGCCCCGTCAACGATCAGCAAATCAACGATACCTCGCACGTGCCTAGTATCGGAATCGAACGCGCACGGTACCCCCTCTGCCGTCAGGGCCATCTGGTGTTCACAGTAGCGAGTTCCGGGGATCGATAGCAGCGCGTCAAGTTGAGACTTGAATCGCTCGTAGTTCTTGAGAAGCGGCGTACCGTCGCGTACATAGTCTTCGCATGCCTTGTGAACTTCTGTCCCATACAGCATCTGCTGAGTGACTTTCTTGGTGAAGTCCTTCGCCACCTTAGTGTGGTAGTACTGCTTAGGGCAGTTGACGAAATCCTTCAGGCTGCTAAATGACCACGTGAACATCAACAGTCTCCGTATGACCTGCCGTACTTGGCCTCGCAGGCGACGGGGAGGCCCGCTGCCCAACTGGGAGGAGTAGACATGGTCCCGACGATGAACGCAAGAGCCTCCGGCAACTGAGACTCCTCAACGACCACGACAGCCGCGTCATGGACGGTCAGCACCGGGCGGTACCACCTGCGCATGGCCAGCATCTGCTGCCCCACGATGATCCGGGCGAGTGCCTGCACCACGTTCTCCACGACAGCCCCGCCCCAGATGGACTGGACGCCCTTGCGCGAATCGTAGATCACCTTGCCATCCGACATCCGCAGGTTCTTGTACCGGATGTAGAGGCCGTTCGGCAGGCGTAGACCATGAGGTGTGACTTGTACAACTTTCTGTACACCCAGATAGTAGATGCCCTTTCCGGTAGGCCACGACATCATGTCTTGTAGCGCCCGGTCGCACTCCTGCCAGAGTTCCGTGATCTTGTGGTTCTCCTGCCGATACAGATTCACGATGCGCTTGCACTCGTCCTCGGGGAGATAGACGTTGATGGGCTTGGCGGTAGCAAGCGTGTGACGCAACTTGGCAGCGCCCGTACCGTACCCCAATCCCAAAATACAAGTTTTCCCTACGAACCGTTCAGCCGAGTTGTCCTTGGTGATCTCGCGCCCGTAGACCTTGCTTGCAAATATGGAGTACACATCCTGATTTGCACGGAACTGCGCCGTGACATCGTCCTGTCCGGCGAGCCAAGCCAGCACACGGGCCTCGATCTGGCTGCTATCACAGTTGATGACGTAGTGCCCCAACGGAGCCAAGATGGCGTTCTTCAGAGCCTTCTTCTTCTTGTCCCGGCTCGGCAGGTTCTGGAAGTTGACAGCATCCTGCCCCGACCACCGTCCGGTGTGCGCCCCGTAGTACTTGAGGGGGATGGGCAGCAGCCCCTTGTTCCGCGCCCCAATGTCGATGAACCGCTCGATGCGCGACTCCTCGATGGTGGACTTGGTGCCGAGCCTCACCGCGCACAGTTGCTGCACGATGGGATCTTCATGTTCTTGGAGAGCGATGAACCCCTCGTCGTTCTTGGCGAGGGCGAAGGTCTCCTTGCCCGTCGTGAGACTGATCTTCTTGGGCGGGGTGACACCATGCTTCTCAAGTTCGGCAGCAAACTGCGGGTTGCTTGCCAGACATGCCCGGACCTCCTCGACGGTTGTGACTTCCATCGCTTCCATCAGGCCAGACAAGAGCCGCTGCTTCTCATCGCGGACCTCCTGAAGTCGATCGACCAAGAGGGCGTCGTCCACGTGGAGTACGGGCTGGGTGTACATCCGCAGCGTCATGTCGATCAAGTCAAGTTCGTCTTGCGGGAAGTAGTCCGACAGCAGGACATTGAACAACTTGAAGGTGAGTTCGACGTCGTTGACGCAGTACCGCCCGTAGGCTGCGAGTTCCTCCGGGGTGAAGTCCTGCTTGCGCTTGCCCAACGCATCGACCACCTCGGTGCCCTTCTTGCCCAAATTGTGCCGCTCAGCGAGAGCCGCGAGTGACCCACCTGCATCCACGCCGTGTATGGCACGGGCCATGCACAGGGTATCGAAGTACATCGCCGGTACAATGCCATACTTCCACGCGAGTATCGCGCCGTCGAACATCATGTTGTGACAAAGCAGGGCAGAGTTGCCCCAGTCGATCATGGCGAGTTCGTCAGCGATGTCTTCGGTGACCCACTTGGTCGGACCGTCATCGACCTTGATGCCGACACCGATGACCTCAAAGCGCGGGTCGTTCAGGTACTCCTCGTTGGTCTGGGTGCGGAACCCAAGGTCGTTGGCATAGTACGTCTCGAAATCAAGTGTGATAAAACTCATTCTTCCACCCCAATACCATGTGCCTTCTCGATCTCCCTTGCGAAGCGCCACTTGCCTACGCCAACAGGAAGGAGGGGATTGATCCCCCTATCGATGGCAATGAGTTCTTCGTCGGTCAGGGGCTTACGGACTGGCGGGCGTGGACACGTGTAGTGGTCCATTGTGATCGCTGCCCGAAGCGCTTGGGCCTCTTGCAGATCGGGGTGCAACAACTTCAGCGCCGCTTCAGCGGCATCGCGCAGATATGACATCACTCTACCTCCTCTTGAAAGACAGGGGCGGTGGCAGTCCCGCCCCCTGCGGATCACATCACCCGCTTCTTGTTCATCTCCTCCAGAAGCAGCAGCACCTGCCGCACTTCCTCCGTCACCTGACGGCGGGCCTCGTCGGAGAGGTGCGACACGCGGTAGTTAAAAGACACTTTGTCATGAAAGTCCATTTTACCCTTGGCGTGTGTCACTGCCCACACAATGTTTTGAATGGTGGAAAGAACAATGTTGTCTCTCTCACAGTGCTGGTCATAAGTCAGATTGCTCATCTTCAGTCTCCTTTGTTGTTGACACTTTTACCCATGCCGTGGAGCCACCCCTTTGTGGTCAGGGCGTATCCAGCGGCTTTCAACTCATCTTCGTTGCGGCAACGTCCGCTTATCAGTTTGTGGACACGGAACGCCTCGGGCTTGGCGAACAGCCGCTTGCATTCCTTACATCTTTTTTCTGGTTTTGGTTTCACTCTTCAACCTCTGGTTTTCTGCACGTAGGCGCTTGATCTCATCATGGCATGCCCAGAGGACGCTGCCAACGGTCAAGAACTTGAACTCGGTCGTGGTCCCGGTGTTGTTGACCTCACCCGGCAACGCACGGATCAAGTCAAGGATGTCTTCTTCAGTACCCATCACCATCCCCGATCAAGAAGATCGGTGTGTACTCACCGACATACGAGCCTACCACGTTGTACTCCATCCACTCGATGGCCTCTTCGTGCGTCATCTCTTGATCATGGATGAGTATCTCCACGCACTTGTTGTAGTCGTACACGGCGATCAGTTTGGTGTGTTGCCACCCAAGACCGATCAGGGCTTTCTCAAACCCATCAGCGTACAGCGTGTTCGGATCAAGCGGTTCTTCGTCGTGGGTCATGTTCTTTTTCTCTCAGCGTACACAACGTCAATCCCAAGTTCTTTCATCAGTTTTGCGAACCTGCACTTCTTGTCGTGCCCCATCTGGTCGTATTCGTATCGGACTTCTTTGGTGACCGGATTCCAGTAGTGCCATTCCTTGTCCGGTCTCAGTCCGCAGCACTCTTCGCATTGTCCGTTGCCCATGCTCCACTGTTTTCTGCGGAGGTACCTCTCGGTCTCTTCAGAAATTTTCATGTTTACTCCTCCTCCAACGGGTCGTTGAATTTCTTCTTGCGCTTCGGGATCGGCGGCGGCTCTTTGTCCCGGTAGAGCCAGACCACGAAGAGCGAGATGCATAGGACTGTACACGCTACGACGATCAGATCCCAGACGACGCTGAATATATGCAGCGATGTACTGTCGATCATGATACCTCCAACTCACCGAACCAAGTCATTCCCTGCGACCATCGCAGTACGACAGGCTCTTTCTTACCGACCCAACTTCCTGCAATCGCCTGACCACAATGCCCGCAAGTCACGCGCCAGTCGTCGCCAATCTCTGCACTGATGCGCTCGGAATTAGCCGCGAAGTCCCGCAGGAAGAAGCGGTGTAGGCATGTCACTTGCTCCCCCTCTGCTCAATAAGATGCGCGATGTGCCCGCAAGCAGACGCAGCGGCCTGAGCAGAATACTTCTCCATCACCATCTGCAATGCGCCGCCCACTTTGTACTGCGCGGCCTGCTCTTTTGCGATTTGTTTACACGCCTCCCGCTCGGCTGCTCGCTCGGCCTCTGCGACAAGGGCGGCGAAGCGTATCAGCGACGGATGCAAAATCCAGCGTGTCGTGCCGGAGTCGAATGTGTAGTCCATCCGTACTCCCGCCTCCCTCGCCATGTGCATGATGTCCTCGCGTGTCATGTCTTGTCCTCCTTTTTGATCGCATCCACAATCCGCTGCGCTTCGTTATCCGACGCGCACAATCCATACACGATGCGACAGGCTCGGGCGTCCCGCATTGCTGCGACGAGGGCGGCGAAGCGTTGCAACGGCTCTTCAACGCCAGTCCAAGCCCATTCCTTACCGCCACACAATTCGTCCGAAACTTGATTGTAAATTCTGATAATGTCCTCGCGTGTCATTTCCTATGCACTCCATTCCAACATTTAATCAACTGGTCTTGTGCGTTAAGCAGGTTCCAGAAATCAGCATTCAGAGATAGTTCCATTCCACAATGCTCGTCTTTATCTTTAGTGCATTCGATGAAAAGTGTCTGCCAGTCTTTGCCGTAGCACTCAATAGTACCAGTAGCATCTAAACGCGCAGATGATCCACACATTGGACAAGGTAAAATTTCCTCGCGTGTCATGTGTCCTCCTTTCTGATCCCGTGGAACCGCTCGGCGGCGCGCCAACCGTAACGAAATTCAGCGTGCCGCAGCCCCCACAAATTGTTATCCCAATACCATTTATGCACCTGCTCATCCGTCGCAGGCTCCCGCTTGGCGTCCGGCTCCGCGAGCGCGGTAACTAGGGCAGCAAGAGCGGCGAGGGCGGCATAATCGTTGTCTTTCCAAAATTTATCTATGTTCTCAGGCAGCGCCACAAGTTTCACCAACTTCTCGGCAGCAGTGCGGGGCAGGGTGATTGTGTCGGTCATGTCTTGTCCTCTTCGTTCCCCGGTATCTGGCAATACGCTTCCCAATACCCGATGGCAATCTCTCTAGCGCGGTGCTTGTTCACGCCCTCGCGCATCAGGGTTACTGTCAGTCCATCCATCCACCATGCGGGGGTCTTGCTCTCCGGCTCCGGCTCCGCGAGCGCGGCGTCGAGGGCGTCTCGGAAGTTGTCCACATAATCATCGCAGTGCGGGCACCAATGGCGACCAGACTTTCCGCAAGTCAGCGCATCCCGCATTTCTTCGCCCACAGCGCGGGGCAGGGTGATGTGGTCGGTCATGTCATTTCCCCCAGAACATCTCAAATGGAAAATTGCGTTCGGTGTAGTCGCGCTTTGCAAGGCTTGGCGCGTATTCCCACTTATAAAAGTCGGCCAACGGTAGCCCTCTGACACTCGGCAGATACAACACTCGGCGGTAGCCAAGCCAGTTCATGAGATGCCACCAAATCCAACGGCTCATGGCATGTTCCTCCCGATCTCGGCAGCAGCGCGGACGATGGCGCGGCGGGTGGCGGCGCAGGGGTCTGCCTTTGGCGATTCGACAACATCAGCGGTGCGGTCGGCAGGGCGCAGGCTTTCATCTGGCAGCGTGTACCCGACGCGGATAAGGTCATCAAACAGGTCAAGGCTCATTTCGCACTTCACCGCCAACCGCAGCGCATCGCCGTCGTCGGTGAGGGGGTTCCAATATTTAACCTCGCCCCCGCCGCAAATCATCAGGCCACCATCGGGTGCAGCATCCAATTCCTTGCCGTCGGGTAGCGGCAGAATCCCCGCCGCCTTCGCTGCGAGTTCAAGCAATTCACGGTCGCTCACGGCTCCACCTCCTTTGATCCCCACGCCATAAACCTGCGCCAGACCCACGCTAGCATCCGTTCGAGTGCGCTCACGGCCTCACCTCCTCTGCACGGGCGATGGCGGCGCGGGCGGCTTCCATGCGTTCGCCTTCGGTATGCGTCACATTGTCACCGGCAAACAAACGCAACGCCTCCAACAGATCCGCGTTCACGCTGTGCAGGCGGCGCAGTTCGGCGGCGGCTTCGGCAGCAAAAACGGAATCGCTCAACACCGTCAGCAAATGCGCCAGCCGCAGGGCTTCGGGTTGTTCGCTCACGGCTTCACCTCCCGCGCCTTAAGCGCGATATTCACTCTCTCAAGCAAAAACAGCCACGGGAAAAGCACAGCAAGAATAACGAAACCAATGGGGAGCAGCGCATACGCCACCGCAAAACCCACCTGCCGCCATACAAACTTGAGTTCTTCTTCTGTCACGGCTTCACCTCCTCTGCCTTTTCGATGGCGGCAATGATGCTTTTCCTAAATGCGCTTCCCTCATGCAGAAACTCGGGTACGCCGTAGGGATGCACAAGGTTTAGCGTCCAAGCAACCACCTTCAACCTCTCCAACAGTTCCGCGTTCACCGCATGAAGGCGGCGCAGTTCGGCGGCTTCCGCTGCAAATCCCCGTGCATCCAAGCAGACTGCGTACCCAAGTGCGTCAGGTTGTTTGCTCACGGCTTCACCTCCCGCGCCCGAAGCATGGCAAAGTCGCGCATCGCTTCCTGCGCTCCGTAATCAAACTCATTGCGGTCGAACGGGTTGTCCGTGTACGAGGTCAACTCATACTCTGCGGTACCGCGAAGCAACGCCCCCGCAGCCCAGTCGTAGCCTGCGATGTGCAACTTCTCCTTACGCCTTTCGGCGCGTTCGGCTCTCCACTTCCTGAATGCGGCAATCACGGCTTCAACTCCCGCTTGTCACGCGACCGCAGCATGGCGTCGGCGTATTGGTAAGCCTGCCAAGAAGCCGTTTCAGCGTCTAAACCGTCAACCGATATCAACCCCGCCAACGCCTGCCCCGCGAACCAGTCGCGCAGGGGGATGCCTTGCACGGCGACATGGTAGTGCGTAACCGGAGACAGCGAACTGCCGTCGTTGATGTTGCTCATCGTTGTCTCTCCATGCGCTCCATCTCACTGCTCAGGGCATCCAAGTCAGCGCGGAGGTTCTTCACAACCTCACGCAGTTCCTCCGACTCTTTGGCGTACTTGTAGCACCGCTCACGCAGTTGCCGGATCTCGGCGCGGTACTCTGTCGGAGTATGCGCCATCTTGTCCCACTCGTCATCGAACAGGTCAGGTTGATATTGCGTGGTCATGTCATGCCCCCCTTGAAATGGTCAGTGCGTGTAGCGCAAGGATGATGAACGCGATGAGGGTCACGGCAAACGCGATCCCCAAGAAAATCGTGGTGCTATCTGCTTCTTCCAGCCGGTGCTTCATTTCCCGCAGTTCCATGTCCTTACGACAGATCGCATCACGCAGGTCATAGTTATCGCGCCGCAGTTCCTTGATCTCCCGGTTCTTGCGGTCGAGGGTGTATTCGCTCGGTCTTTCCACAGTGAATCCTCCTTACCAATAGTCCCCACCTGTCCTCTTGCGTGAACAGGCCCAGTTGGGAGGGGGGACACGCCCCCACTCCCGTTTAGCATCGGCCTTTCGTGTGAGCCACCACCACCTGATGGCCCGGAACATCACGCACCCTTCCGTGTAGCGATCTCACGGTCGAGATACCACTTGGCCTTCTCAAGGTCGGTGATGGGGTCACCGTCCACCTTCTTCCCGGCACGGCTGAGGTACTTCACCACATTGCCAAGACGATAGTTGAGGTCCTTGGCTTCGATGAAGTCGATGGTCTCGATGCCCCCTGCCGTGTAGTGTGGCGGGCTGTTGACGGGGTCGATCTTCTTGTCGGTCTGGGGAATCTCAGCCTCTGCCGGGAGGTCCACCCACTTGAACATCTCACCGCTCTCACGGATGGATTCCAACTTCGTCTCTAACGGCTTCCACTCGATGCGGTTCTCCTTCTTCCCCGCCTTCTTCTTGGCGGGCTTCTTCTTGTTGGCCTTCCACCGCGTGACGTACACGTACGACTTCGACACGCCGAACTTCTTGGCCACCGTCGCAGCGTCCTGACCAGCAGCCAGAGCAGCGAGGATCTTCTCTTTCTTCGTCTTCATTTTTCCAACTCCTTGCGTAGGGTCTCTACGTTTGTTTCATCGATCACTAATGCGACTCCACCCGCCTTGCGGATGTCATCGAGGTGCTTCAACTGAAGCGCGGTGGGCTTACCACCGTTTGCCTTGCACTCTATACCATAGAATCTCCCGTTGTGACAAACCAAGTAATCAGGGACGCCGCTGTTGCCGTAGCCCCCGGTCACTGGCATCGAATAGTACGCGCCGAGATCAAGCAGTATCTTCTTCACCTTCGCTTTGACCTTGCTCTCTGGAGTCATGTTCCCTCATGTAGCGCAGCGTATTATTTAATACGCTGTACTTAATCATAAGGTGGCTCCTTAAGCAACTTATCGACCGCTTCATCAGGCAATATCAAGATGTATTCGGTCTTGGACAACATCCACCCGATGTGCTTGCACTCCTTGGGGTACCAGATCGGGCATACATTCTTATTGACTACGGTATTCCTCCAGTCTTTCATCACCTCAAGTATCGGTTCCCAGTCAAACGCATGCACCATCGCAAGTTGTAGTCTCAGACAATCCGGCAGGTTGTCGAGCGGGAAGATACGGACTATCGTGCCTTGTAATCCTTGTGATGGGCTGGGTTCGCTCCGAAGACCTACGCGGAGATTCCCGTCTTGTATATACGCATAGACATTCACGACTCACCTCGGCAGGAGCAGCGTCGAGTTATCCATACTGGCCCCGATGTCTGCCCAGATCTCATGGAAGACGGAAGGGAAAAGCGCATCCGAGTTCCTGTGTGCTTTTAGCATCAGCAGAGCGTAGTCAACTTCACAACGGTACTCTTCGGGGATAGCCTCATGAGACGGGTACCACTTGGGTGCGATGTCAAACGTCGCAAGATTGTGGGTGTGATACCACGGCAGCGCGGAGCCACGCTTATAAAGATCGAGGGCTTTTACCGCACCCTCAGAACTGAGTCCGCCTAGTACCACGCCACCGTTGATGTCCGGGATATATGCCCATTTGCCGTTGCCAAACATGTCCTTGACCCGATCAACAGCCTCGTCGAACTTGGCGGTCATGTGGGTATACGCCGCGTATCTGTCCTCAAATTCGGTTCTCATATCGCATGACATTTCAGACATGGAGGCTTTACCCATCACTACGTCCGACAGGAACGCCGTGACAGGTTTGGACAGTTCGATCTCGGGACGTCGAGACACCCCGGCCCCCATAATCCTGTCTATTGACTGGTCAAGCGTATACCGCACTGCACTAGAAACACTGTGGTCTGCTTCTTTAACCGTTTCACGGATCCGATACGCGGGATGCTCTGTATCTTTAAGCAGTTTGTTACGGATGTAACCAGAACTCTTGGACTTGATCCAGCAAGCCCCGATCGCGTCTTCAGTGCTGCGTATGGGGTGACACACTTCAAATTCGTCGCCGTCGTAGGTGATAACCGCTACCATGAACCCGTTCACCGTCAGGATGTTAGCGCGATGAACTCTACGAAAGTCTTTCGTGATCTTACCGATCCGGGTCTGCTTGTTGCATGCGCTGTAGATAGCCGCTGCGATGGGGAACAGTTGCGAAGATGCGAACTCTCGCATGGTCTCCGGGGTGTGCTGACCCTCAAGGAACATCTCTTCGATATTGAAAGCAGTCTTTGACTTGCGCATATCTATACCTCTTAGCGTTTGTGTTGATCCGTACCGTCGAGCCACACCTCGACCCTGCCGCCCCATGCGGAGTCGGAGCCATGCTCCGTCTTGAACTCCCCGCGCTTGGCGTACACATGCCACTCCTTGCCCGTCATCCGCAGTTGCTTGTCGGTGTTGTAGTCCCATCCGTAGAACTTGGTGCGTGGTGGAAGGCATAGGGTCTTCATGTCACTTCTCATCCTCTATGAATTTGAACGCTGATACATCTTTGTTCTTGACGCACTCTTCCAAATATTCGAGCAGGTCAAGTTCGACCAACTCCTTGGAGAGACCACCAGCATGCATCGTGAACGTGATGGTGTAGTCCGTGTATCCCGGTATGTAATCCTTGTTCATCACTTCCTCCCCTCGACCTTGTTGATGGTGGCATGACATTTTTCAATCACCGTCAACTTCTGCGGATCGATGAAATCGCGCTCAAGCATCCAGACGGCTGACTTCAATGTCTTCAACATCTCCTCGGCGTGGTCTTTCACGCTGGTCTGTCGTCTGTACGCTTCCTTGAGCAGGGTGGCGGCTTCGTCAAACCGTTCGTTGAATATGAGGGATACGAGAGTAGACGGGTTCTCCGTTGCTTCCTCAAAGGAATAATCTTTGCCCTCGGAATAGCAGATGACTGAGCCATCCAACGCCCCACTCCTCTTGTTCAGGCTGAGAGTCTTGCGCCACTCGCTGCCGTCAGGGCAGGTGACGTAGATGTTCACGTCAAGGTAGTCCATCCCGTTGTCATAGACTTCGGTGTCGATGACGCTCGTATAGGTCTTGTTGGTCATGACTTGATCTCCTCTTTGATTATCTCTTTGGTGCCATCGGAGTATTTCAACTCAATGCCATCCTTGATAAAGTTTTCCATCTGCTTGCCGTGGTCATCACACGCTTGGCATAGCATCAACCCCCCAAATCCAAAGTCGATAAGTTGCGTAGAACTTTCGCCGCAAGCGATACATTTTTTCTCGCTCATGTTTCGTCCTCCTTCACATAGTATTCGGTCAGGGTCATGTCCTTCTCGACCTTGAGAAAGACAGGTCGTGCGAGGTAGTGCTTCATGACAATCCACCTTCCGGGCTTGAGAACTAACTCCATATCGCCCTTGTTGTTCACGATCTCCCAGTAGATGAAGTTCATGCAGTTGATGTACCCACGGGTCAACTCCTCGGCCTTGGTGCGAGTGATGTACTTGGTGTTGCTCACGGCTTCACCTCCTGAATATCCAAAGTTTCCTCGTCGTAGTCTTCATCGTCCCCCGTGTTCAGTACGGAGAACTCCTCACGCGCTATGATGTTCGCAGTGTCTGCGTCCTTGGCCTCGACCTTCAGCGTCTTGATAACGGTCGCACGGATGGTCACTTCGTAGGTCTTCATACTCAACCACTCCTCGGAAAATACTTGTCGCCGTCTTCGTCTTCTTCCAACTCGTCCTTGGGATACCACTCGGTGTCATAGTCCCGTATCTCGACATCGACACCGTCCGGTGCCTCGATGATCTCGGGGATGCCACCTCTGATGGTGATGATGACTCGCTTCTTGTCGCTCATAACTCAATCCTCCACGTTGATCACGCTGCCCGAAGGCGGCGTAAAGTGTCTGTTGCCCTTGACCAACCACAGCGTCGGCACGTTGGTCTTCCAGTTGATGTTGCCCTCGACGTAGCCGTCCGTGAACACGATCATGCAGTCGGCCTTGATGTCTCTCTCGATGATGTACTCGCTGACACAGCCCACGCGAGTGCCGCCACCGCCCATCGGCTTGAGCAGGTTCTTCAGGTTCGTATAGTCACCCTCGAACACCTGCTCACCATGCACGTGCGTATCCCACCACAGCACACGGATGCGCTCAGGGGTCACGATGTCGCACAGTTCTTGGATACAAGCAGCCACACGTCCGATGTCATCGTTGCTGATGGAGCCAGACGTATCGATCGGCAGTACCACCTCACCGACAGTCTCGTTGATGAGTGATGGCAAGAAATGATCGTCGGCCACCCGGTGCTTGTTGAACCTGCGCCACGTCAACTCGTCCGCGCCCCGTGCATATGCACCCCAGAACTCACGTAGAGCCTCGCGCCAGTCCACCGGAGGAGCCATCATGTCCTTGACTTGACGCGGGATCTTGGCACCGAACTTGCCAGCGAGGATGCCGCCTTGATGGATGGCATCATCGACATCGCGCTTGGCCTGCTCTTGCTGAGCCTCGGTCATCTCGTCGTGGCTGCTGCCATCATGTTCGTCAAGCGCATCGCCACGCCCGCCGCCACCACCACCACCGCCACCCTCCTGCTCCTGCTTCAAGTATTCGTAAATACGCCGGACAGACCAGCCCTTGAACATCGGGTCGTACAGCCACCCATCCCCCAACTTGACCAACGCCGGATGACTGAGATGCAGATCTTGGATGATGTCGTTCACGGCGTAGTCCATCGCCATGTTCGCAAGCCTGCCGTTCTCCTTCATCAAATCCCGGTGTCGCGGGATATGTTTCATCATGACGTGCAGGTTCTCATGCAAGACCAGACCTGCTACCTCGGCATCGGTCAGCCGCTCAAGGAACGCTCGCCCGTATCGCTTGTTGTATCCGTCCGTGTATGCGGTCGGGCAAGCCGCCGGGTCATCGACCACGCTCGTCTCGCCCATCAGGATGACCCCACCGTACAGGCAGGTCTCGGGGTGCTTGATCAACCGGATGTGCGCCTTCTTCAGACGCACCTCCATGCTCGCCTGTTTAAGTACTGCGTTCATGTTGGTATGACTCCTTACGGCATCATGAGTTCAAGGTTCTTCATGCCCCACTGCTTGATGGCATCGTTCCGACTGGCAAGGCGGCTGATGCGGCCCTGCAACGACATCGTGAAGAAGCACTCCTGCACTTCCTCAGACCGGATGCGGTTGACGAACTTCATGAAGTTGCTCAGATCATCCTGAGTCTCGATGACATCGACCGCATTGAACATGGTGAGGAACAGAGCCGCCGGGTTCTCCGGCACTAGCACTCCCTCCGGGTCAGCGATGATGTTCTTGACCGGGGTCAACGCCTTGTCGAGGGTCAGGAACGCATCGAACGAATTGGCGAACGCTGCGCCACAGGTACCAGCCAGAGCCGCCTTAGCCACAGCACGGCCCAACTTGTCGTGGTTCTCGACCACCACGTTCACCTTCGCAAGCGATCGGGGCGTGACAACAGACAGCACCCCACGACGTGCCGGATTGAAGATCAACTCGTTGTCATCCTGCCCACCGTCGAGGTAGGACGCGAGACACCGGGGGTTCATGGCGACCCATGCGCGGATCTTGGCTGAGATGCCATGCTGCGATGCCCACAGGTTCCACTTCACATGCCGGGGCTTGTCCACGTTGATGATCATCACGCGGTTGCCAGCATGGGCGAGCATCGCATCGCCCACCCCGTCCGACGAATGGTTGGACGTGGCGAACACGATAGAGCCGGGCGGCAGCGCCGCATCGCCTACGGTACGCTCCAGCATCAGCCGAGTGAACAAAGTCTGAAGCAGTTTGTTCGTCTTCATGAACTCATCGAGCATGACGATCTTCGGCTTCGGGCTGTCGAACTTGAACAGCGAGGAGACGTACGCCTCCAGAGTCTTGCTGCCGTGGTTCGGGATACGCATCACGATGTCGGACAAGTCCATCACCGGACAGTCCACGTATACGTAGTCGTACTTGTCGCCATACAGCCGCTCCAACTCCTTCAACACGCTCGACTTGCCGATACCCGGCTCACCCTTCAGCACGACAGTCACCTCACGCCCGACCGTCATGATCAGGTTGGGGACGTCGCTCAACTCGACAGGGTCATTGATCTGAATAGCCATATCACTACCTCTCAGTATTGGTTAATACGCTTCTGTCAGATACCGAACTTGCTCAGGATGTCATCGATGCTCTCTTTCACCACGATGCGCTTGGCATCGGAGTTCCGCAGTTGCTCGATGGTCAGGTCGCCAAGCAGCGTCTCCAACTTCACACGCGCTTCCTCAAGGCGCGGGTCTGCCGTCAGGTTGAACCCCTTGAAGGTCTGGCACAGTTCACGGGCACGCTCCAACGTGGAGTCGTACAACTTCCGACGCCGGACTTTGACCTCACCCTTCTCGTCGATGGTGGTCTCGGTCTCACAGCAGTACGAGATGGACTGCATGATCTCGACCAACTGCGTGGTCTGCTTGTTGAGGATGTCCTCGACCAGACGCTTAGCCTGACGCTGATAGTGCTTCGCCATATCATCAGCCAAGTCCACCGCGATGGCACAGCGGAAGTCCCCGGTCGGAACCTCGCTCTGGATCAGGTCGATGGAGAACCTACCGCGCAACTCGGACACGTCGGGGTACTGCGCCCGGTCGAACATCGCACCCTGCACGAAGGCCATGTTGGACACGATGGACGGGTACTTGTCCAAGAAGTCATCCACCAACTCATGGAACCGCTTGACGTGTTCCTGATACTCCGTGTGGAACCGAGCCAAGTTGATGACGGGCAGTAGGCGTTGCGATCCCGCCCAGTCATACGTGCATCGCTGCGACCAATTATAGATGGCCTGTCGATAGTTCAGCACCGCCTTGTGTTCGGGGTTCTTGGCGAGAAGGTTCTTGATGAACCTGCCAGCGTCCCGGTCGGCTTGCTTCGCGTTCGTGACCTCCTCGCTGATGCCACGATCTTGCACGGTGGCGTTCCACACATGGCTCTCGATCGACACCAGCACGCATGACGATGCAAGCGATACGATGTGGTTCGGCTTGGTCAGCAACTCGTCAGCGGTCTGCGTCTCGTTCACTTCGATGTTCATCGCTCATCCTCCGTATTAGGTAATACGATGTTGGGTTGTCTACCATTCAAAACGTTCAGTCGGTTACGCACGTGTCTCTGCCATGCGTTCTCCGTGTATATCTTGGACTCGATCTCCCGGTATTGGTTCCACAGTTGGGCATGTCGGCGCACAGATATCTCAAGTTCTCGCGTGAGACTCTCGACCGTGTCCTCTATCTTCTTCATGTCTTTCCCTTATCTTTAAGTGTCACCACGCATAGCACTTGCACCGGCCCCAACTCGTAGTCGTCCGGGTCTTTGCCCATGTCCTCAAGGTTTTGCCGGACGGTCTCGATGACAATCTCATCGAACCCCAGTGGGCATCCGTACAACTCGTCAAGGCTGTATATCAATTCGACATCGGCTCTCTCGCGTGTCTTCTCGTTCACGATTGCACCTCCACTTCCAGATACTGCACCACATAGGGATAGTCATCGTCATCCTCGTCATGGGGCGGGTGGTACCAGACATTCACGCACAGCACGAACTTGTCCGGCACTTCCGTATTACGCCAGAGGAAATAGTTGCACTCCCCCTTGGCTATCCATTCGTCGTCCTCATTCCTGCCGTATCTGTCCCAGTCGAGGATGACCTCACTCAGACAGCCCTCGTCAGGCAGGTTGTCGGGGTCGAAGTCCTCTTGCTTGATGATCATGTAGTTCACGGTCACGCCTTGTACCTCAGTCTCGGATACATATCTTGTGCGGTGTACTCGATGACATCCCAATTCACGCCCTCGTTGGCATCGTGGGTGAGGTGTATGCGCTGAAGCACCGCTTGTGCTTGGTCATCGGTCAGGTCGGGGCGCACTTGCTTCACATCCGCGATGTACCACCGGATGGTGATGTGGAAGGGTTCTTTCGGGTTCATACCTTGTCCTCCGTCGCATGCTTGTGCCACATTTTTTTCGCCGCTATGTAAGCGTCCCATGCGTTATCCCGTGCCTTGATGCGGTCGGCACTTACGCCTAGCGGGTCTGCTTCATCGTTTTTGCAGATTGCATCGAGCATCCGGTACGCAGAGAGCAGCCGATATGCCGCCTCGTACAAAGCATCCAACAATTCTTCGCTCATGTCTTGTCCTCCTCTTTGATCTGCACATCGCAGGTCACAGTCCAGTTGACGAACTCGTACTTGTCGGGGTCGAGACTTCGGTCACGCAGTTCTCTGGCGAATGCGAGCCTGACCGCTTCGATGAAATCGCGGTTTACCCAAACAGGCACACTCCCCATCGGCACACTCAACTTGTTCGGCGCGGGGTCGGCCTCGTCCACCATGTACTCGTCGGGGTCTTCGTCCCATGTCGTCCAGTACGAGTCGCTCTCCTCGTCGTCGGTCATCTCCTTCCACTCGTCGGGGGTGATGTCCTTGTGCAAGCACTCGTCGGAGCAGTAATAGGCCATGCCACCGTCTATGCAGTAGCCCTCGTTCATGCCCTTGCCGCACTCGTCGCACTCACGGGCGTACTTCTTGTAAGCCATGTTCAGACCTCCTTAGAAAAACACGATGTAGGCATACGCGCCAGTCAGCGCGGCGAGCGCACCATGTACCAGCCCCCACATGTATCCGCGATTGACGTGATGCACGATGAAGTCCATCAGCAACTCCGTCTCCTGCTCGGTCAGGTGAACCTGTCTGCGTTCCATATGTCCTCCGTATTAGTCAATACGCTGACGATTCAGCGATACCAATAAGTCACGCCGTCGATGTCGATGGACGTCCAGTCGCCTTGCAAGTTCGCTATGGTCGCGTCCCAGTCCACGACGATGTAGGTCGGCAGGGTCGGCATGTCGCCGCAGTCATGCAGAAGTTCTTGTATGTAACTCTTGTAGTGCGAGTCCCGCACAAGCAGGTCGGGATACCAATCGCCCCGCCATTTCACATCGCCGCTCTTACTCTTGATGTTATCGAGTACGCTCAGCAGCGATAGCATCTCCTCGACCTCACCCGGCTGCATCATCCCGGACTGTTGGGCTTCCTCCAACTCCTCATACCGTTCCGTGAGACACCACACCTCGATGGTGTCTTCGGTCGTGTCCAGTACGGGCATGTCACACCTCCACGGTGTCCGGCGTGTCCTGTCGGGGGTAGGCGCGGATATCGTCGCGCTTGAGTGCGCTCGAATAGAACCCGATCATGTAATTCACCAATTTCCAGAACTCCAATGCGTCCATCTTGGCCGTGTCGTTGTTGAGCGTGGCGAGGACGGTCACCTCGTCCCAACTCGCGTCGGCATCGCCAATGGTGTCGCTGATGTACCCGATGGTGTAAGTGCTGTTCGGTATGATTTTCGTGTCCATGTCGTTCTCCGTATTGGTTAATACTCTCACTCGTTACCGTCTTCGCGCTTCTTCTGGAGGCGGTACTGCATCTGGATCTTGAGCGCGGCGCGGCGCTTGCGCCCCTCGTCCAAAATCCTGTTGACCGTGTAGATGTGGTCGTTCAAGGCGATGAGGGGTGTGGCGTAACGCCCGATGACCTCGCTCGGCTTGTCCGTGTCCTCGTAGAACAGGCAGGTCTCGTACGGGAAGGAAGACACGCCGTTCACATCCCGCGCCATGTCGTTGAGGTTCACCGTCGAGACGGTCACGCCCTCCACCCAAGTCAGCGCGATGGTCTCGGGGTGGATGAACTCCCGGAGGGACGGGCGGTACTTGCCCTTCAAGAGGTCGCCAAGACGCGCACCCCCCTTCTCATCGAACATGCTGATCTTCGGCTTCTTGTCATCGTCGTTCATGTCGCTCTCCGTATTGGCTAATACGCTAGTGGTTGCTCCCCCGACCGGGGCGCGTTATCTGGGCTAGTAGTGTCCTGTCGGTCACCACGATGTAGTTCCCCTTGTGCATCGGGACTACCGTGTGCTTGCGCTTGCGTGCATCGGCCTCGCCACAGCGTAGGCAGGTTATGTATCCCGCCTCGACACGCTTGGCGGCGACCTGCTCCAACTGACAGGCCACGCACCACATAGAACCCACGCCGCTCACGCCTCGATGCGGTGCATCTGGCCGAGTCCGCTCAGGATGTTGAGATGCTTGGCGACCGTGTAGAGCCGCATGACCTTGCGGGGGTCGCTGAACCGGGAACGCAGGAAGGCGTAGTGCTGACTGCGCGGGAGACAGAGGAGTTCGGACGGGATGCGGATGACCCCGGTTCCTCGCGGGTGCTTGATGTAGATGTCGAAGTTCAGGTTCGGCTGCTTGGTGCTGCGCATGATGTAGTACCTCTTGGTTTGGTTGATGCGAATAAACACCCACGCGGTGACGGCGCAGTAGTCAGACCATTCAAGAATCTAACTAACCACACCATCACCGCTAGGCTGCTCACTCGTCGGATGACGGCTTCACAGCAGTTGTAGGCAGATACTCGGGACGGCTTGGCGTATTGCGTAATACGTAGCCTCATGTCCCTAACGCTGCCGGGTGTATGTTGCCCACCCGTATCGGCTGCGGGGCAGACCATCTAGCCGTTCATCGCGCTTGCCGTACCCTGCGTCTACGTCCGGTTTTACAATCCACATACCGGGGTTCCGCAGTTGCCCCCCTGCTCCCGCCCCACCCAGAACGTATTAGGTAATACGCGCTACATGGGATTGATAGGTCACAGGTTTTACAGGCCGCTGACTACTAGGCGACTTGTCACAGTCCGCCCCTGTCGCGTTGAGGGAGTACGTCCCCGAGATATCGCGCTCTCGACCTCTTGATATGAGGCCACCGAACCTTGCCATCGGCTCGTCGCGGCTCTGTCCACCGCGCCTTCGTCCACTACCGGCTTTCGGCTTGTGGCATCGGAGACTTCCGGGTCGGGCAGCGTATTAGGTAATACGCTCGGCTTGCGCCATCCGTTCCTGTCCGTCCTACATAGTTAGACAGGCCAGACCGGGAAAGGTTCCGTGAATCGGTGGAAAATCGTCGTGATTCCCGAACAGCGTATTGGGTAATACGGTCGGGCAGCGTTATAGATCCGCCAGCGTTATAGAACTGGCATCGTTGTAGCATCGAGGTGGGGGCAAGGGATAATGCCCGTTTGTTCCATTTGTTCCAAGTGTTCCAACGGCTAGATAGATTCTGACGGTATTAGATAATACGGTTGTTCCAAGTTTTGACAGGATAATGCTCGTTTGTTCCATTTGTTCCAAGTGTTCCAAAATCGTAACGGAACTTATTCTTCAAAATTGGGAGTGGTCGAGCGGAGGGGTGGTTTCGCAAGTCGTTGATTTTGTAGAGAAGAAGAAGAAGATATTGATATTATTTTATAGTAGTAGTAGTAGTAGAGGGTCAAAAAAGGGCTTGTTCCACGCATAGTGGAAAATAGGGTATAACGGGGAAAGTGACCCAGTGCTTATACGTCATTAAAGATGGCCCAGAATGATGCTGCTCCTCGCCCCTTGCCCTTCCTCCCCTCTAGCCTATTTTTGGAACATTGGAACAAATGGAACAAAGTGCCACTTTTGCTATATAAATCAACGACATATTTTGTTCCAACCAAAGAATTCGCTTGGAACAAATGGAACAAACTGGCACTATTTTCTGGAACAAACGGGCATTATCCATCGTTTTGGGGGATTAAGAATCGATGCTGAGACTCACAAGGCTTCGATAAACTCTCTATAAGTCACGTTATCGTTTTGGGGGATTAAGGATCGACGCTCGCCCAACGGGAACTGGCTTCGCACTAAGAACTGGCTTCGTAGAACTGGCATCGCCTAGAGAACTGGCATCCGACAAGGAACTGGCCTCGACTGACCCGGAGGGTCAGGAGAGCCGAGCCGAGCCGCGAGGGGGGGCGAGAACGGCAAAACCCCCGCTAGGTTGCCCTAGCAGGGGTCGCGTATTACCTAATACGCTAGGCCGTTAGGCTTTCGCCTTCAGCGCCTTGCCCTCCGAAAGAGGCTTGCGGCAGACCGTGACGAGAGCATCCAACCCGTTCAGCAAGGCCAGCGCGGCCTTGTTGTCATGCTCGGACAGGATGACGAGCGCGGCGTCCACCATCGCCAGAACCTTAACCGGGTCAGGCAAGGCCGGAGCCTTATCCGCCTCGACCGCATCGATGGCCTCCGGGATGAAGTCCGCGATGTTCTGCTTCACGGACACCCGGACATAGGCTTGCATGGCCTTGCGGATGGCGGTCTGGCGCGGGTCGTATGCCTTAGCGGTCGCCTTGTCCGCCACCCAGAGGTCGAGGTCGGAACCGGTCGGCGTGTAGGACTCGGCCTCGCCGTCAGCGGCGAACTTCACCATGCGGGGCGCGGTTGTCCACGCGACCGCGAAGATGCGGCGAGCCTTGCCGTCGAAGTCCTGCCACGCCTCCGAGTCCGTGGTGGCCTTGATGGCGGCGACCGTCGGCGCGTCCGGGAAGTAGCCCGGAATGGCCTTGCGGAGCGCGTCGCGGGCGATAGCCGCACCGGACTGACCGGCGGCGACCTCGTTGAGATAGCCGAGGGTGATAGCGTAGTCGAGCATCGTAATCTCCTGTGCGCCGTAGCGCGTTGTTGTTGGTTACAGTAGATTGGACAGGCCGGGGCGGGATTAGTTCCGCATCCGCTAGACTTTTTTCGATGTATTTTCGCAACAGCGTATTACCTAATACGCCACACGGGGCGCGACCTCGAGCGCGGCACGCTAGGCTAGGCCGGATGCCGCCAGACGCGACCCCACCACTACCCAGCCCCCCGAAACAAAATCGGAGTCCCACAGTCTCACCTCTACACTAGGATCTGCACAAACCACCGCGTTCTTCCCAAGTTCCCTACATCATGTGTTAAGTTTTACCAGACTACCCCCACCCCCCTTGCTATAGAAACACCCCCCATTGCTTTTTTGGTTCCATGCCGTTTCACTTCATATATAGTGTGCGCACCTAGGGAACTTGGCCCCGTTACGCCATGCACGATGTGTTGATACCTGAGATAGAAGAGAACGTACCGCTCCCTGCCAACGCAGCAGATGCCTTGCCGGACCTCACTCCCGAAGCGGAAGTTGAGATGAGGGCGAGGACCATCCGGCTTGTCTCCGAACTGACGGGGATTCCGCTGCTTGCGAACGAGGAGGACATGGAGCAGGCGAAGGCTCTGGCCCGTGCCCAACTTGAAGACCCGCATACGCGGATCGACTACAGCAAGTACCCGAACGAAACGATCGCCATGCTGGCTGGGATGGCTGCGCGGTACAACCACATGATCGTGGATGACCTTGCGCAACTGAAACTCTACGTCATCAACAGGCTTTTTGAAGAGGCTGAGAAGGCTGACAACAGCAAGACCCGCATCGCAGCACTTGCGAAACTTGGTGAAGTAGACGGGATCGACGCCTTCAAGAAGCGTACCGAGATGACGGTGCAGATCAAGCCGATCGAAGAGGTCGAGAAGGAGTTGCTGACGGTGCTTGAGGGCATCGAATACAGGGTCGTGGGCGAGAAAAGTGTTGCAACTGACGCCTGAAAAGGTCCAAACGCTCAAAAATGCGCTGCCTTCCATGTCAGAGAAGGACAAACGACGTGTCGCTGACCTCCTGAAGCAGTATCAGACGCAGGTCACGCAGAAACTGGGCAAGGATTCCTTCCTCGACTTCATCCAGCACGTCTATCCGGGGTACAAAGTAGGCCCGCACCACCGGAAATTGGGCAAAATCTTTGAAGATATCGAGGCCGGACGCAAGAAAAGGGTGATCGTCAACATCGCTCCGCGTCATGGCAAGTCCGAGATGATCTCGTACCTCGCTCCGGCGTGGTTTTTAGGCAAAAATCCGCATAAAAAGGTCATCATGGCGTCCCACACCGCTGATCTTGCGGTGAACTTCGGTCGCCGGGTGCGTAACCTCGTCGGTTCGGAGTCTTATCGTGACATTTTCCCGCAAGTTGAACTCCAAGCAGACTCCAAAAGCGCTTCTCGTTGGGGTACTAATTTTAACGGAGAGTACTTTGCTATTGGCGTCGGCGGCGCTCTTGCTGGTCGCGGTGCCGACCTTTTTATTATTGATGATCCTCACTCTGAGCAAGACGCTAAACAGGGACGTGCGGACGTATTTGAGCCAGCGTGGGAGTGGTTCCAGTCAGGACCCGTCCAGCGACTGATGCCGGGTGGTTCGATCATCGTCGTGATGACCCGTTGGAGCAAATCCGACCTCACCGGCAAGATCGTGGACCACATGACCCGTGAAGACGGGGCTGATCAGTGGGAGGTCATCGAGTTTCCGGCCATTCTCAACGAGAAGCCGCTCTGGCCCGAGTTCTGGGGCATCGATGAGTTGCTCGCCAAGAAAGCCTCGATGGACGTGCGATACTGGCAGGCCCAGTACATGCAGCAGCCGACCTCTGAGGAGGGTGCCCTCATCAAGCGTGAGTGGTGGCGGGTGTGGGAGAAGGAGGACCCCCCTCCGTGCGAGCACATCATAATGACGCTCGACGCTGCACAAGAGAAGACCAACCGCTCGGACTACAACGCCCTCCTGACTTGGGGGGTGTTCTTCAACGAGGAGACCAAGAACTACAACATCATCCTCCTGAACGCGATCAAGGAGCGCCTTGAGTTCCCTGAACTGAAACAGCGGGTCTTGGAGGAGTACAAGGATTGGCAACCCGACACCTTCGTGGTCGAGAAGAAGTCGAACGGTGCAGCGCTCTATCAGGAGATGCGCCGGATGGGCGTCCCGGTGGCTGAGTTCACGCCGGGCAAGGGACAGGACAAGATCAGCCGAGTGAATGCTGTGTCAGATCTGTTCCACTCAGGTATAGTCTGGACACCGGATCGCCGTTGGGCTTGGGAGGTAGTTGAGGAATGCAACGATTTCCCCTCGGGTACCCACGACGACTTGGTTGACGCGACGACCCTCGCCCTGATCCGGTTCAGGCAAGGAGGGTTCATCCGATTGCCGAGCGACGAGCCGGAGCCAGTGAAATGGTTCAAGAGTCATAGACGTGAGGGTTACTACTGATGGCCATCGACAAGAGTCTCTACGAAGCGCCGATGGGGCTTGACGCCCTGTCTCCCGAGCCAGCCATCGACATCCAGATCGAGGACCCGGAGGCAGTGTCGATCGGCATCGACGGGGCCATAATCGAGTTGATGAAGGATGAGCCTCGGGCGGAGGACTTCGATGCGAATCTTGCCGAGTACATGAGCGAGGGTGAGTTGCAGGGCCTCGCCACCGAGTTGGGCGGGTTCTACGACCAAGACATCGCTTCGCGCAAGGAGTGGCTCGACACCTACGTGGATGGCCTCAAGATCCTCGGCATCAAGTACGAAGAGCGCACCGAGCCGTGGCCGCGTGCATGCGGGGTCAACCACCCCCTCCTGATGGAATCGGCGGTCAAGTTCCAGTCCGAGACCATCATGGAGACCTTCCCGGCGGCAGGCCCGGTCAAGGCCAAGATCATCGGCAAGGAGACCCCGGAGAAGAAGGACGCTGCGATCCGCGTTGCGGAGGACATGAACTATCAGTTGACCGAGAAGATGAAGGAGTACCGGCCTGAGCATGAGCGCCTGCTCCTCTCGCTGTCTCTCTCGGGCAACGCCTTCAAGAAAGTCTACTTCGACCCCTCGCTCAACCGCCAGACGGCGGTGTATATCCCGGCTGAGGACATCGTCGTGCCCTATGGGGCGTCGAGCCTTGAGGCGGCGGACCGGGTCACGCACCGGATGCGCAAGACGAAGAACGAACTGCGCAAACTCCAGTACAACGGGTTCTATCGGGACATCGACCTAGGCGATCCGGTCAAGATCCTCGATGAGGTGGAGAAGCAGAAGGCGCAGGACCAAGGCTTCTCAGCGACGATGGACGAGCGGTTCCTGCTTCTTGAGATGCACGTGAACCTCGACCTGCCGGGTTACCCGGATGTGGACAAGGACAACAACGAGACGGGGATCGCCCTTCCGTACGTGGTGACGATCGACAAGGGCACGAACACGATCCTCGCCATCCGGCGCAACTGGCGTGAAGACGATGAACTCAAGGAGAAGCGACAGCACTTCGTCCACTACGGGTACATCCCCGGCTTCGGCTTCTACTATTTCGGCCTCATCCATCTCATCGGTGGACACAGCAAGGCCGCTACTTCCATCCTTCGCCAACTTGTCGATGCAGGCACTCTCAGCAATCTTCCGGGTGGCCTCAAGTCACGCGGCCTGCGTATCAAGGGCGATGACACCCCGGTCTCCCCCGGAGAGTTCAGGGACGTAGATGTCCCGAGCGGGTCGATCCGCGATAACATCCTGCCGCTCCCGTACAAGGAGCCGAGCCAGACCCTCTCGATGCTGATGGACAAGATCGTGGAGGACGGTCGCAGGTTCGCTGCGGTGTCGGATCTCAAGATCTCGGACATGTCCGCGCAGGCCCCGGTCGGTACTACGCTCGCCGTGCTGGAGCGCGTCCTCAAGGTGATGACCGCCGTGCAGGCGCGTGTCTACTACGCCATGAAGCAGGAGTTCAAACTGCTTGCGGGCATCATCCGTGACAACACCCCGGATGAGTATTCGTACGAGCCGGAAGTGGGCGATCGGAAGGCCAAGAAGGCCGACTACGACAACGTGGATGTCATCCCGGTGTCGGACCCGAACGCGGCGACGATGTCGCAGAAGATCGTGCAGTACCAAGCGGTGCATCAACTCTCCTCGACCGCGCCGCAGATCTACAACCTGCCGTATCTCCACAGGCAGATGATCGAGACCCTCGGGGTCAAGAACGCCGACAAGATCGTGCCGCTGCCGGATGACGCCAAGCCGCGTGATCCGATCACCGAGAACATGGACGTGATGACGGGCAAGCCTGTGAAGGCGTTCATGTACCAAGACCATGAGGCGCACATCGCTGTCCACATGGCTCTCGCGCAGGACCCGAAGATCGCCCAGACGATCGGGCAGAACCCGATGGCGCAGCAGATCACGGCCTCGTTGCAGGCGCACATCATGGAGCATATGGCGTTCCAGTACCGCCGTGAGATCGAGAAGCAGTTGGGCGCTGCTCTGCCGCCCCTGCCGCAGGATGATCAGGAGGAGTACGACCTGCCGCCTGAGTTCGAGGCGCAACTCTCTCCGCTCGTCGCCGCCGCCGCAGCGCGTGTCTTGCAGAAGGATCAGGCCGAAGCGCAGGCCGCGCAGGCTCAGCAGCAGGCACAGGACCCGCTCGTCCAGATGCAGATGATGGACCTCCAGATCAAGGAGTTGGTGGCGCGGACCAAGGCCCAGCAGATGCAGATCGACGCGCAGATCAAGCAGGCTGAACAGCAGCGCAAGCAGCAGAAGGACTTGCTCGATGCAGCGGCCAAGGCTGATGAACTCGACCTTCGTAGGGCTGAGAACTCCGGTCGGCAGCAACTTCAGGCTGCGCAGATGGGCGTGGACATCCAGAAGCACAAGGCTGAACAGAGTCGCGAGGGTGTCCGCCTCGGTGTCGAGATCGGTAAGGCGAAGGAAGCCGCCGAGATCCAGCGCGAATCCGCCCGTCAGAGGGTGCAACAGCCGCCGAAAGGCGCAGGTGAAGAATGAACCACGACAACGCTCTTGACTACCTTGTATCGAAACTCGATGAGGAGACCGCGATCGTCGTCGCGCACCTGATCCAAGGCAAGTCGGACGAAGCCGAGTACAAACGTCTTTGCGGGAAGTTACAGGGTCTTGAACTCGCAAGGAACTACATCAAAGACCTAGCAAAACGGCTGGAGGCCGCAGATGAGTAATATCGACATCGAGAAGACGCAGGAAGAGGCCGCGAGGGCCAAACTCCTGCCTGACCCCAAGGGCTACCATATCCTCTGTGCAATCCCGCACGTGGAAGAGGAGTACGAGAGCGGCATCATCAAGGCTGAGGACACCAAGCGGGTCGAGGAGCAGACTACGGTCGTTCTTTTCGTCCTGAAAATGGGTGATCTCTGCTACAAGGATGAAAGCCGTTTCCCGACTGGGGCATGGTGCAAGGTAGGGGATTTTGTCCTCACTCGCCCGTACCAAGGTACCCGCGTGGTCATTCACGGACGTGAGTTCCGCATCATCACCGACGACAAGGTGGAAGCGGTGGTCGATGACCCCCGTGGCATCCGTCGCGCATAAGGAGCAGAGATGAACACTGAAGCAGAAGAGTTCAAGTTCCCTGACGAGCAGCCTGCTGACGCACCTGCTGAGAAGGTGGAGCCTGAGTTCGAGATCAAGATCGAGGACGATACCCCGCCACAGGACCGTGGCCGCGCCCCCATGCCCAAGGAGGTTGTGGAGGAGTTGGACAAGGACGACCTTGAGGAGTACTCGGATAAGGTCAAGAAGCGTCTCGGGCAGATGAAGAAGGTCTGGCACGACGAGCGCCGGGCCAAGGAAGCCGCATTCCGCGAGAAGGAGGAAGCCCTCCGGTTCGCTCAGATGCGTGAGCAGGAAATTCGCCAACTGAAACAACGACTTGGGAATGGCGAGAAGGCGTACATCCAAGAGGTGACGAAGGCGGCTAACACCGACCTCGCTGCCGCCAAGGAGCGCCTGAAGCAGGCTTATGACTCCGGCGATTCTGAAAAGATCACCGATGCGCAGGAAGCCCTGACCGACGCCAAGTTGAAGATCAAGCAGTACGAAAACTTCCGACCCTCTTTACAGGAAGAGGAAAGGAGTGTAGAAAATACACAACAGTACCAAGCGCCCCCGGCGCAGCCCGTTGCGGACCCAAAAGCCGAAGCGTGGCGTGCGAACAATCCGTGGTTCGGCGTGGACGAAGAGATGACCGCTCTCGCCTTGGGACTGCACGAAAAACTGGTCCGGTCCGGCGTCGATCCGCGTAGCGACGAGTACTACGACCGAGTTAACGCGACGATGAGGAAGCGATTCCCCGAAACTTTCGAGGAAGAGCAGACTCAAACGAGTGGGGCTGAAAGGCCTTCTCGCACAAAGCCAGCCAATGTAGTGGCTCCCGTTACGAGGTCTACGGCACCTCGCAAGATCACTTTGACGCCTACTCAAGTCGCTCTCGCCAAGAGATTTGGCCTGAGCAATGAACAGTATGCCCGTGAAGTCATGAAACTGGAGAACAACAATGGCTGATAACAGACTCGCCCGTGAACTCGAAAGTCGAGAGACCGCGCAGCGCACGAAGACTTGGACGCCCCCTCAGACCCTGCCGGACCCTGCTCCGCAGCCGGGGTGGGTGTTCCGATACATCCGGACCTCCTCGATGGGCACTGCTGACCCGTCGAACACGTCTGCAAAGTTGCGGGAAGGTTGGGAGCCTGTGAAGGCCGAAGATCATCCCGAGTTGATGCATATGTCCGACCCGAATTCCCGCTTCAAGGGGAACATCGAGATCGGCGGCTTGCTGTTGTGCAAGGCACCCGAAGAACTGATGAAGCAGCGTGATGCTTACTACGAGCGTCAGGCCAAATCTCAGACCGAGTCCGTGGACAACAGTTTCATGAAGTTGAACGACCCGAGAATGCCGCTCTTCAACGAGCGCCGCTCTACGACGTCGTTCGGCAAAGGCAAATAAATCCACCTCTTAGGAGTACCTAATGGCTTATCCCTCTGTCGATGCCCCCTACGGGCTTAAGCCGGTCAATCTGATCGGCGGGCAGGTGTTCGCTGGCAGTACTCGGATGTACCCCATCCAGTACGGCTTCGCCACGAACATCTTCAATGGTGATTTCGTCGTCCTGTCTCGCGGGTTTGTGACCCGTGCGGCGATCGGCGCGACCACCGCTTCCAACGCTGTCACTGGCGTGTTCGTCGGCTGTTCCTACACCAATCCGATCACCAAGCAGAAGCAGTTCTCGCAGTTCTGGCCCAGCGGTACGCAGGCTGGCGATGCGGTTGCTTACGTCGTGGATGATCCGGATACGGTGTTCAAGGCGGTTGTCTGCTCGGCTACGACGGTCCTCGCTTCGGGCGCGAAGGCGCTGGTCGGCACTAACCTGTCGGCTATCGACAACGCGGCTGTTGCGTCGAGCCTCAACACGGGCAACTCGGCCAACGCTGTCCTCGCTCCGGTTGCTACCCCGGTTTCGACCATCCTGCCGCTTCGCTGCGTCGGTGTGGTTGAGGATACCGCTTCGGTTGCCACGGGTACGGGTTCGTCCTCGGGCACGGCGATCACTCTGACTGGTTCGGGCCTCTCGGCTGCGATCCCGGTTGGTGCGAGCGTGTCGTACCTTGCGTCGAACGGCCAGATCATCGAGACCTCGTCCTTCGTGACTGCGGGCGCTTCGGCGGGTGCGACTTCGGTCACGCTCAACGCGGCGGTTGCGGTTCCGGGCGGTGTCACGGCGATCCCGGCGGCGTCCACCATCCTCTTCACTGTGTATCCGGAGATTCTGGTCAAGATGAACGTCCTGACCCACGGCTACTACAGCAGCGTCACGGCTTAAGGAGCAGTAGAAAATGGCTATTTCACGCGCACAACTGTTGAAGGAACTGCTGCCCGGTCTGAACGCTCTGTTCGGTCTGGAGTACAAGCAGTACGGCGAGGAGCATAAGGAGATCTACGAGACTGAGACCTCCGAGCGTTCCTTTGAAGAAGAGACCAAGTTGTCGGGCTTCTCGGCGGCTCCGGTCAAGCAGGAAGGTCAGGCGATTGCGTACGACAATGCGCAGGAGGCTTGGACTGCCCGCTACAACCATGAGACGATCGCTCTCGGCTTCTCCCTCACGGAAGAGGCTGTTGAGGACAACCTGTACGACTCGCTCAGCAAGCGCTACACCAAGGCTCTTGCCCGTGCAATGGCGTACACGAAGCAGGTCAAGGCGGCTTCCGTTCTGAACTACGGCTTTTCGGCCCTTCAGACTGGCGGTGACGGCGTTCCGCTGTTCTCGGCGGCGCATCCGCTCACCTCCGGCGGTACCAACAGCAACCGCCTCACGGCTGCTGACCTCAACGAGACCTCGCTTGAGGCTGCGGTCATCCAGATCGCAGGTTGGACCGACGAGCGTGGGCTTCTCATCGCTGCGAAGCCCCGCAAACTCATCGTCCCGCCGTCCTTGATGTTCGTCGCCAAGCGACTGCTCGACACGGAACTCCGTGTTGGTACGACCGACAACGACATCAACGCGCTGAAGGCGATGGGTTCGATCCCCGGTGGCTACACGGTGAACCACTTCCTGACCGATACGAACGCTTGGTTCCTCACGACCGACGTTCCGAACGGCATGAAGCACTTCGTCCGTACGCCGCTGGCGAACTCGATGGACGGCGATTTCGACACGGGCAACGTGCGGTACAAGAGCCGCGAGCGTTACTCGTTCGGATGGTCCGATCCGCTCGGCATGTTCGCTTCGCCGGGTTCGGCCTGATGATCCGGGGGAGGGGGCTTCGGCCCCCTCTTCCTCTTTTGTTCTTACAGGAGTACAACATGACTGGTGAACAGATTGCAGGCATCGTCCGCGCTCTCGCTGCCTCGGTGGGCGGGTTCTTCGTTGCCAAGGGTGTGGTGGACTCGGAGACGGTTCTCGCCGTTTCGGGTGCCCTCGCCACCTTGGCTGTCGCCGCGTGGTCGGTGTGGTCGAAGCGCAAGGCCGCTTGACCTTCGTTCAGATCTAGGTAAACCCCCGCCGTACTGACTCGCCTAGGAGACGTTGCACAGACAGTACGGCAACTTGTGCAAAAGGAGTCTTATTATGTCTTTCTCGACTTTCTCTGGCCCGCTTCGCTCGGGCACTGTCAAAGATGGCACCGTGGCCGCTGGCCGCAATACGGGTGTCGTCGTCCTCTCCCAGTCCTATGACACGGGCGTCGTGACTGCTGGCGTCGGCAACGTCGATGTCCAGTTCGGCAACTTGCCGCAGGGCGCTCAGATCATCGACATCGTGGTCGATCAGGTCGTCGTTCCGGGTGGCTCGTCCACGTCCACCATCTCGGTGGGCAACGCTTCGGGCGGTGCTCAGTTGATGGCGGCTGTGGTCACCACGGCTGGCGGTCGGTTCCGTGGTACGGCGACTGCTACGACCCAACTTGCGTGGCAGACCTCGACTTCTGCTGATACGCCGCTCTGGTCGCGTTACGCGGTTGGTGCAGCGGCTGGTGTGGGCCGTGCGATCATCACGGTTGTCTACGCGCAGCGGGCGTCGGACGGTTCGCAGATCCCGGCTTCTGTCTAATCTCGGAGGACTAACATGTCCACGCAAACAGACGTCTTAGCCGCCCATACGGAGGCTACGGGGACGCTGGTGACTGGGCGGTACCGTCTGAAGGGCTATCAGGGCCTCTCGGGCGGTACTGCGGGTGACTTCGTGTTCCGTGATGGCGGTGCGACTGGTCCGGTTCGGATGCAGTTCAACGTCCCTGCGAACACGAACAACCCTTTCTCCAACCTCATCCCCGGCGAAGGGATCCTGTTCTACGACAGCATCCACGTCACTTTGCCGACTTCCGCGAAGGTCACGATCTTCTATGGCTAAGTCACCCGCTTGGCAGAGGAAGGAAGGAAAGAACCCTGCTGGAGGATTGAACGCCAAAGGCAGGGCTTCTTACAACAAGGCGAACCCCGGCAAGCCCGGCTTGAAGCGTCCGCAGCCTGAAGGTGGCTCTCGCCGTGACTCATTCTGTGCCCGGATGAAAGGCATGAAGAGTAAACTAACGAGCGCCAAGACGGCAAAGGACCCCAACAGCCGGATCAACAAGTCGCTCCGTGCTTGGAACTGCTGACATGAAGCACGAAACAGGCGAAGTCTTAAAAGCCGGACTTGATGCGATTTCCGTTTTCACGATGCTTGGAGCGTTGTTCGATATGCTTCCCTCAGTCGCTGCGCTCTTCACTATTTTGTGGACTGGCATTCGCATCTACGAGACCGATACCGTTCAATCTATTATCAAGAAATTCAGGAGATCCAACGATGTATAAGAAAGGCGCTGATGGTGTGACCCACAAGGGTAAGACCAAAGCCAAGGTCGTGAAGATGGCCTCGGGCGGTGCTGTCCGTGGCGGCGGCTGCGAGGCCAAGGGTAAGACCCGTGGCAAGATGATCAAGATGGCAGGCGGTGGGCGCTGTGCCTGAGCGTCCGACATCCAAGAGGGAGATGAGCGACGAAGAGGCAGCGGCCAGAGGCTACAAGGCCTTTGACCCGCGTGACCCGAAAGAGGCCCATCTTCTTAAGCAACTTGGCATACCTTACGAAGAGATCGTCAGGATCCGTAATAATGCTGTTGTGGCGGGCAAGAAAGGACCCTATCGTGGAAGCGGCAGGGCGTTTAGAGAGCCTATTATCGGCCACGACGAAGAGAATAACTCGAAGTACTTGATCCACCCAGAAGATAGGTCTCCGCCATACAAAGGTATGGGTAGAGCGCTTGGCACATATACTCCGAAAAAGGGGCGCGATATGGTAGAGCGGACCGAGACTGTGGTGTCTCGTAAATCCTCTGGCGGCTCCGTCAAGAAGTACGCCAAAGGTGGCTCCGTCCGTGGCGGTGGCTGCGAGATGCGTGGCAAGACCAAGGGCAAGTTCGTCTGATGAAACCTTCACGTGGTATGGGAGTCATCGCGCCGGGCAAAATCCCCCGTGCCAAACGGCGTGGTGACTCCCAGCCCGTGATCGGTACTGGCAAGCCGATCAAGACGTTCAGCAAGGGCGGCGAGAGCAAGGTCAACGAGGCCGGGAACTACACGAAGCCCGGTATGCGTGAGAACCTGTTCAAGTCGATCAAGTCCCGTGCCGTGCAGGGTACGAAGGCAGGACAGTGGTCCGCTCGCAAGGCACAGTTGCTGGCGAAGCAGTACAAGACCAAGGGTGGCGGGTACCGCGATTGAAAACGCCCCAGAAATCGCTCAAGGCGTGGACTCAGCAGAAGTGGAGAACGAAAAGTGGTAAGCGCTCTTCTGACACGGGTGAGAGGTATCTTCCAGAGGCTGCTATCAAGAGCCTTTCCTCTGCCGAGTATGCCCGAACCTCCGCCGCCAAGCGTAAAGGCAAGGCGCAAGGCAAGCAATTTGTGCAACAACCCAAGGGCATTGCTGATAAAACGCGCCGCTTCCGCCAAGCGGGCAAAGAGTAAGAAATCGTGACCTACGAAACGACAGCCTCGACCGACTTCAACCTCGACCTGAACGCCATCATCGAAGAGGCGTTTGAGCGTTGTGGTGCTGAACTTCGGACGGGCTACGACTTCCGGACTGCCAAGCGGAGTCTGAACCTGCTCCTCATGGACTGGGCGAACCGTGGCGTAAACCTGTGGACACTGGAGCAGGGCACTCATGCCCTGACCTACAACACGGGTACCTACGACCTACCCGTGGACACGGTTGATCTTCTTGACCACGTCGTCCGTACGGGGTCAGGCACGAACCAGATCGACATCAACATCAGCCGTATCTCTTCCAGCACCTACCTCGCCATTCCAAACAAGAACGCGACGGGCAGGCCGATCCAGATCTGGATCGATCGACGTACAGGGGCTACGGACTCGACGGGCAACCCGGTCTACCCTCAGTTCGTCGTGTGGCCGAAACCCGACAACGGTACGACCTATACCCTCGTCTACACGCGGTTGCGTCGGATGTTCGACGTCGGTAACGGGAGCAACGGGCAGGACATCCCCTTCCGGTTCCTGCCCTGCATGATCGCCGGACTCGCCTACATGCTGTCCATGAAGATCCCCGGCGCGGATGCCCGGATGATGGCGCTCAAGGCCCAGTACGACGAGGCTTGGGACTTGGCGGCTGGTGAGGACCGGGAAAAGGCCCCCGTGCGGTTCGTACCGAGGCAGAGTTTCTACTGATGTCGAACAGGTTTGCAAGCGGCAAGAACGCCATCGCGGAGTGCGATCGGTGTGGTTTTCGCTACAAACTAAAACAGTTGAAGGGCCTCGTCATCAAGACCAAGAACGTGAACATCTTGGTCTGTCAGTCGTGCTGGGACCCGGATCATCCGCAGTTGTCACTCGGCCTCTACCCGGTCGATGACCCGCAGGCGATCCGGAACCCGCGCCCGGATACGAGTTACTACGCGCCCGGCAATGACGGTGCGGGTGGTAGTAGAATGATCGAGTGGGGGTGGAACCCGGTAGGCGGTGCCAGCGGCATCGACAACGGTCTGACCCCGAACAGTCTGGCCCCGAAGGGCTATGTTGGAACCGTGACGGTCGTTACGACCTAGGAGTATTAAAATGGCGATGTCTCTCAAGAAACATGCGGCTCTTCCCGCCAGCAAGGCCCACGGCCCGAACCGGGTGAAGGGTATGAAGGCGGGTGGCCCGACCTCGGATAACCGGAAGATGTACGGGCGCAACATGGCTAAGGTCATGAACCAGCGTAGCCCGACCCGTGGGAGGGGCTGACATGAAGGACTCGGGCAAGATCAAGAAGAACTCTGAGCCTACGGGCGAGAACGGCTACCCGGCGAAGGGTGTGAATGAGGGCATCACGCGCTCCACGATGCGTGGCGGCGGCGCTGCGACGAAGGGCAAGCAGTACACCTCGCAGATCAACCTCAGCCCCAAGGTGCAGTTCAAGCACGGCTGGTAAGTCATGAACTACACGCAACTTTCACAGGCCATTCAGGACTACTGCGAATCGACTGAGTCGTCGTTCGTGGCGAATATCCCTGTCTTTGTGAAGGCTGCGGAACAGCGCATCTACAACACCGTCCAGATCCCCGCGCTTCGCAAGAACGTGACGGGCACCATGACGAGCGGGACTCCGTACATGAGCCTCCCGACCGACTGGCTCGCCACGTTCTCGATCGCGGTCATCGACCCGGTGACCAACGCATACGAGTTCCTCCTGCCGAAGGACGTGAACTTCATCCGCGCTGCGTACCCCACGGTGTCCCCGAACAGCAAGCCGCAGTACTACGGTATTTTCTCACCGTACACGATGATTGTGGGGCCGACCCCGAGCGCGAACTACCAGACCGAACTGCACTACTACTATTACCCTGAGTCCATCGTGACCGCTGGTACGTCGTGGGTCGGTGACAATTTCGACACTGTTCTCCTGTATGGCTCTCTTCGCGAAGCCTACACTTACCTCAAGGGCGAGGCTGACATGATGGCCAATTACGAAGCCAAGTATCAGGAAGCCCTTGGTCAACTGAAGCGCCTTGGCGACGGGCTTGAACGTCAGGATGCTTACCGCAACGGTCAGGCCAGAGTACCTGTCACATGAACGGATTAGGCGAGATCGGAACGGTCAAGGTCTTTACCACGGTCGATCGAGGCTTCACGCCCGAAGAGATCGCGGAACGCGCCCTCGACAAAATCATCTATGTGGGTGAACGAAGCCACCCCCTTCTCCTTGAGCAGGCCCGTGCGTTCAAGGACCAACTTCGCACTGTACTCGTTCACTACCTGAAGGAAGCGCAGGACAACGAGCGGATGACCATCACCGCCAAACTCCGCGCCTCTGGACACCACAACATCGCGGACATCCTCGGAGAACTCTGATGCCTATCACCCAAGCAATGGCGACCTCTTTCAAGGTCGAGATCCTGAACGCTATCCATGCATTCGGCACTACGGTCACCCGTGGCGCTACGACCCCCGATACGTTCAAGATCGCCCTATACACCTCGTCGGCCAATCTCGATGCATCCACCACGACCTACAGCACCACCAACGAAGTGGCGACTGGCGGTGGATACACCGCTGGCGGCAACACGCTGACCACGATTGCCCCGACCTCTTCGGGCACGACGGCGTTCCTCGACTTCAACGACACGACGTGGTCCACCTCGACCATCACGGCGAACGGTGCGCTGATCTACAACAGCACCCAGTCGAACCGTGCGGTTGCTGTGCTGGCCTTCGGTAGTGACAAGTCGTCTTCGGGTGGCAACTTCACCATCCAGTTCCCGACTGCGGATGCGTCGAACGCCATCATCAGGATTGCGTGATGCGTCAGCCCGCGATGGAATGGCGTCCGACTCTTGGTTCGTGGCTGCTCCGCGTGGAGTCGCCCATCCCTGAGTGGATGGTCAAGAGATGCGTAGACTTTATGCTCAAGGTTCAGGCCGCTCGTCGTCTGGGACTCAATCCCGGCGATACGCGGGATGACCTTGACGCAAGCGTGAAGGCCCTCAACGAGGGTCGGGTGAGGCAATGGGCTGCGGGGCCGCAGATGGACGGCAGCGGCGACATCGAAGTGTTCCGGGCCACACAAGGCTCCGGCAAAGTAATCATAGGAGTCTGACAAATGGCTGCGACTTGGAGAGCAACTGGCGGCGCTATCGCCTACGCGTCGAGCAAAGATATGCTCAACGTGTTCAACGGCACCGGCTCAACGCGCATCATCCGCGTGTATCGGTGCTACTGGTTCAACAACGGCACGGCGGCGGTGACGGGTGTGCTGACGACTGCGCAGGTGCGGCGCATCACGGCGGCATCTGGTGGCACGGCGGTGACCCCGGTCAAGCATGACACCGACAGCAGCGCCCTCAATGCGAACACGACCTGCGGCACCAACCAGACCACGACCGGCTCGGATATCTTCCGCCGGTTCTTGTTCGTCAACGAAGAACCCATCGTCGGTGGTACCACTCAGGCGAACTGGCTGACTCTGGTCCCGTTCGCTGAAATCTGGAACGCCGGATACGGCGACACCAATGTGGAGCCTGTGACCTGCCGCGCCACGCAGGGTCTTCAGTTGTTCCACAGCGGCTCCAGTGCGGTCGGCACTGCCGACCTCGAAATCGAGTTCACTGATTCGGCTTCGTAATACATGCCTTCTTTGCGCCACAAATCCTGCGGCCATGAGTGGGTGGTGGAGCAGGAGTTGGCAGACCGTGTTCAGCAAGATTTGAACGGCGGGGTTGGCGGCTACTCGCCGCCAATCACCTGTCCCTCTTGCAAGGTTCAAGGTCGATATGTCCGTTTCGAGGTCGTGATGGAGATTCCGCCCGATGCCTGAAACGTACTACCTGCGGATGAATGCGGTGGACGTGCGTCCGCTTGAGGACGCGCTGCTCGCCATCCAGAACACGGCAACGGACGCTAGAGCGTATTTCGAGGTGGTGTCGCTGCGCGTGTCGCCCGCTGCGCCGTCGTCTGGGTTCTCGTCAGGTGCGACTGCAACGGGGCGCTCTGGCCTGTTCGGCTTGTATCGTGTGAGCGCGGTGACAGGCGGCGATACGGTGACGCCGATCAGGATGGACACGGCAGATGCCGCTCTGCCTTCGCAGGTCACGGTGGCCAACAACCCGAACAGTGTGACAACGACGGCGTTGTTCCGACGCATCAACGACACGCCGAACTTTTCGACGCAGACGGCGACAGGCTTGGGCAGTCGCACCTATGGCGGGTCGATGGTCACGCATCAGAAGGCGCACTACGCGGATGTCTGGCGCGGCGGTGAGAGCGTGAATGTCGAACCCATCATCCTGCGGGCAGGTGAGGGCATCGCGCTCGTTCAAGAAGCGTTTGGTCTTCCACACTCGATGATTGTTTCAGCGGTGGTCACGAACACCGCCACGAACGCTACCTACGTCTGCCGCTCGACCGATGTTGGCACCGACCGCACGATTGGCGGGGCGCTGTACGCCATCATGAACGGCAGTGGTTCGGGCGTTACGCTCGCGGTCAAATTGATGTTCTTGCCGATGGACGGCGAGGCCACCCTTACTCCACCGCTGCGCCTTTGCCGGATGGACGGTATCGCGCTTGACGGCGATGCC